CTAATACTCATCCCAGTATTCAAATTCATAATCGAAAATTCGAATTGTGTCGCCTTCTTCCAATCCCAAATCAAGCAGCTTTTCAATTGCGCCGCGCTTTTCTACATACTTATACAGATAGCGCAGCGAACCCATATCGTTGAAATTAGTTGAGTCAAAGATCTTCTGCAACTGCTTTCCTGTGAGAACATATACATCGCCTTCCTTAGACGCATAGACCTCCTTAAAGTCAGGTTCTCTGTCGTCAATATCAAAATCAAAGTATTCGTAATCGTCATCCTCTGGTGGGTTCATAGCAGCTTTACGCAGTTCTTCCGCAGCAGCAGCCATCAATTCATGAACACCAAGATTGATCGGCGCGCAAATCGGAAAAACTCGGCACCCTTTATTCTCAACGTACTCTTTAAATTCAAGGTATTTCGGATCATCCTCGTCGATCATATCCATCTTATTGGCTGCTACCAGCATGGGCTTTTCTGCTACCCTTTTACTGTACAGAGACAGTTCAGCCATAATCTTGTCAAAGTCTTCGATTGGATCGCGTCCTTCGCTGCCTGATGCATCGACAACATGAATCAGCACCCTTGTTCGTTCAATATGCTTTAAAAATTTGAGTCCCAGGCCTAAACCCTTATGGGCGCCTTCAATAATTCCGGCAATATCCGCCATGACGAAGCTGGTATCATAAATTTGTACTACGCCCAGATTAGGAGCAATCGTTGTAAAATGATAGTTCTCAATCTTAGGCTGAGCGCTCGTAGCCGTTGCCAACAAACTGGATTTTCCAACATTCGGAAATCCTACTAATCCAACGTCAGCAATAACCTTCATCTCCAGGATCACGCTTCGCTCTTTAGCAAAGCCGCCTGCTTCAGCAAAGTTGGGAGCCTGACGCACAGGGTTTTTAAAATTGGTATTTCCCTTACCGCCTTTACCCCCTCTTGCAGCTATAAAACACTGTCCATCCTCTGTCAGATCCTTCATTACTAGTCCGGTTTCCTCATCAATCACTACCGTACCCATAGGTACTTTAATAACTAAGTCCTTACCATTTTTACCAAACTTTTTCTTCCGCATGCCGTCTTGTCCATTTTCGGCTTCATATTTTCTCTTATATCTAAAATCCATCAAGGTTCTCAGATTACGATCAGCCTGGAAAACCACATCTCCGCCTTTTCCGCCGTCTCCTCCATCTGGTCCGCCTTCGGGAACAAAGGGCTCGCGGCGAAAGGATACGCATCCATTTCCACCCTTGCCTGATTTAATCTGTATTTTCGCTCTATCTACAAACATAACAGACCTCCTTACACTGCCAGTATGCGCAGATTTTCGATGAAAAAACCCCTAAACGTCGTTAGGGGCTCAAACTATCTTATGCTTCTTTTGGAGAAACAAAAAGCGTTGAAATTTCAACGGTTTTACCCTCTAACTGTATAGGTGGTATATTAGTAATCTACATTTTTTTACTTCCAATTGCTACTTTTTACTCGTTTATTAACTATATCATACCGTTTTATCTTTTTCAACATTAAATTCCCTATCTTCATAAAATTATCCAAAAATAACAAGTTTTTACAATGTATAAAGTATCGACCGACCCAAATAAAATCGCTTAAAACGCAAAATAGAGCCTCAAATTTTTGGCTATTTTGGTAAAAAATGCAAAAAGAAAGAGCCTTTGTAAAGCTCGATCTTTTTATAAGCAGTTATACATTTTTAATGCTGTTTACGTACGTATCCAGATTTGCATTACTTTCAATCAGGTTATGCATAATAGCTAAGGCTTCATCGATCCATTTAGTGAAAGTTTCAAAGCTGACAAAAAAGGATACAGTCGGATACTTATTCGTGAATAAGTCATAAACCTGTCTGAGCTTAACCTGACCCATACCAGCGTCAAAGTCTTTTTCTGCCTCAATTACCGCCCAAAGGAGCCACTCTTTGATTTTTTTAGGCTGTTTGAATGCAACGATAATTAGTGCCGCTGCAATTAGCACAACCATTGCTGTAAATATAATTATTAGTTTCATACGTTACCCTCACTTTCCTCTCCTGAATAATTCATCAGCTCTCGTTGGATTTTGGCATCTTCTTCGGCTTTTGTCTCAAAGAATGACTTGCAGCAATAAGCGACAAAGGTTCCGATTATCGTCGCCACAACACCCTGAGATAAACTTTCGGCTATCTGATCTCTGCCGAATGCCGCCAAAATATAAGACATGTATATCCATACACAACTATTGACGAGAATGATAGAAAACATGATTTTGGTAAAGGTCCACTTTTTCATATAATCACCTTGCTTCATTCCAGGTCATCTTCCCTTATCGGTAAAGCCATGCATCTCATGTAGAGCTCCGTTCCGGTACCATTTCCACCAAGAGCATGATAAGCCTTATAAAGATGCTTAATGTTGTTCATCTCTTCAACAGTGGTGTATCCTCTAGATAACTGGTACCTACAAGCTTGATATAGACGATCATGCAGTACCGCTAAAAGTCCTTCTTCTATTAGTTTTTGCTGTTGATTTTTTGTATCTTCTTTCTTATCTCTTCGTTGAATTAAGTACACAATAAGAGACATCATGCCGCCAGTCCCCATAGCGGCTGAAAGAATATATGTGACTACATCTGAAGACATATCTATTCGTCCTATTTCACATCGCCATGAACAGCATTACCCATTCCGGTAGATACTCTCTCGATTACCGCTCTATACTTAGTTGGAAGATAAGCGTAGGAATAGTTACTATTCTTCATCTTCATCCAATACTTACTCGTGGCTAACCTTTGAGCTTCAGTATCGGTGTGTCCCGGAATATAAAAATCTACTGCTTTACCTTTAAGGTGTTTACTGGTAGAAATCCCGCCAACCTCAGCATTACGCTTTTTACACCGAAGGCCAGATGTGATTGTTACAGGCTGTCCATAGTTTGTTCGGATTTTCTGAATATTGTCCAGCAGATCCTTACTCAAATATGTAGGGTAGCCCGTACAATGACGACCGCCACAATCGCATTTGAATTCGGTTAAGTTGAAATTCTTGCTGCGATTATGCACGCGAATTGCGTTGAGTAAGAGAATATCAGTATTCGGACCATAAAGACCATCCTGATCACTCTTACGAACAAAGTATTTCTTCTGCAGAGCCAGATAAGCAGCTCTGGTTGCATTATTCTCTACACCGTTGATTTTTCCTTTATAGAAACCCAACGTGGTTAAATACTGCTGCCTCGTTCTAATTGTCAGCATTGTTATCACTCCTCAAAAAGAAATAAAAAGCCCCATTTGAGGGGCTAATGAATTAACGTTTATTTTTTGTCGTTACTGCTTAGAATCAGCAAATATGAATATTCATCTTTACCGATAATCGGAACAGCCCATTCTTCAGGACAATGCATTTCGAACGTTTCATTTATCCCGTGCTTTTTGTAGTAGGTGTTCCAGAAATACACGTTCGCAAGACTTCTGGCTTTATGCATTTCGCAAATATAAGTTGCACGACTATGCACAGTTCCGTATACTTGATAGTTGTACGCAGCACAATCGGAACATCCGGAAGCAATCGGGCAATAATAACATTCGTCCGTATTCTGGGTTCTTCTAGTGACGCAATTCAGATCGCAAATTGTTGCTTTATCCTTGTCAGAAATTCCAAGTCCAGTATCCACATGTCCGATTGGAAGTGGTGGCTGTGAATCACCAAGAGATGTATGCATGTATCTGATACAAGGGAACAGATAACCATCTGGATCCATAGCGAGCATACTTCCGGTTCCACCGCACCAACACTGGTCGTCACCCTCTTCTTTTGGACAGAAGAAATTCTTCTCAAACAGTGACAGATAATGGGATTCAACGATATCATTGTCATTCCAGAAATCTGCAATCTTCTTCAGTGTATAGTAGAACTTTGTAGCGTGTTCTTGTGTCCATCCTTCTTCGTACACACAGTTAGCGTTGATTTCAGTATAACCAAGATTATACATATGAATGATCGCATCATACAAATAATCGATATTTTGCGGAGCAATAGTAATCTTAGAACCCATGTAACCGCCACGATCCATCCAATCTTTTGCGGCTGCCACAGCGAGATCATAGCTCGGTCTTCCGTCATGAAAACGTCTGCAGGAATCATGCAGTTCTTTGTTTCCATCAATCGTTACTGAGAAAGATAGATGATTCCTGTTCTTACGAATGAACTTCTGAACCCGCTCATCAAAATATAATGTACCATTTGAACAAATGGAAAGGCAGTATTTTGTTGCCCACGGATGCTGTAGTTCGATAGAACGCTTTCTGAAATAATCGGTTATCTGATCGATAAGCTCGATTTCCATAAACGGCTCGCCACCGATAAACTCAATAATGATTGCCGGAGAAAAAGACGGGTCTATGTACTCCTTAAACCCATCTTCTCCCGTCAGTAATTTATCTATGAATTTTTTCGCTGTCTCCAGCTTCATGGATTTATGCCCTTTATGCGTCTCATAGCAATAGGAACAAGCTAAATTACAATCGTCCGTAACTTGAAATGTTACTGTTCGGCTTAAATTCATCTTATCAGCGTTCATGTCAATGTATTCTGGAAAAAGCCTTGCAATCATATCTTGAAATTGCTCTTCTTTTCGTAACTTGCCCATAATTACCTTCCAATCGGCTCAACAATAAGTTTGCAAGTAGCAAAATCAAGATTCCATTTGCACTGCGTTCCCTTGAATTCTTCAGGAAGCCATGTATTTTCAAATTCGCCCTTAGCGATTTCCAGTTCTGCCTGAGCCTGAGCCATCTGAGACTGGTAATGCTTGAATACCTCTCCTTCGAAAATTGCCGGATCGTTTTCAGTAGCGATCAAAGTTGCGATAACGTCTTTTTTTGAGTTGTAGTCATACTGCAACCGCTGAATCATCGCTACAACTTCTTCGGGAATATCTCTCTGATATGTTTTTTTGTCCATTTTGAATATCTCCTATCTTTTTATTTTTTTCTTAAATAGTCTGTGAATATACTTGCCCAGTACAGCTTGCGTAGCATTGTCCCTGGCATGTCGAGTAACAAGTTGTGTCGCAGGTCGTGCTGCAGCTGGCACTGCATCCGGCATTACACTGAGTTGAACATCCAGTACAACCACTTGAGCATGTTCCGCTACAGGTACTCGAACATCCGGAACAAGAACTACCGCAGGTTGAACCGCATCCTCCACAATATCCATCACAACCTGAACTACATCCATCTGTACAACTATTTGAACAATTCATTCCACAAGTAGCTGTACAAAGTTCAACACAAGTAGTAGAACAAGAACCTCCGCAGCCAGAACAGCCTTTGCAGCCTGCGCTACAACCACTTCCGCATCCTCTACAACCGCTACATCCAGTACAAGATGACGAACAAGTGCCTTTGCAATCTGTGCACCCTTTAGTTGTAGTGCCAGAACAGCCTGAGCAATGCGAAGCACATCCGCTTCCACATCCAGTACAACCACTAGCACATCCACCTGAACAGTTACCACATCCAGCACACCCTTTACAGCCAGCATTACATCCTGAGCTACAACCTTGGCAGCCACCAGTACAACCATTACAATTTCCAGTGCAAGTACTCCCACATCCAGAACAACTAGAACCGCAAGAACCATAACATCCTGAAGAGCAATTACCTCTGCATCCTCCGGAGCATCCTGTTCCACATCCGCCAGTGCAACTATCACATCCTCCAGTGCAAGATCCGGTACATCCGGAGCAACCTCCAGAGCATGTGCCTAAACAAAGACCGGTGCAAGCGCCTCTACATGACGACGAGTTACCGGTCATACTTTCAGTTTCAAGAGTTGTAACAAACTGTTCCAGGCTATCATTCATTCCGCTGATTGGTTCGCCGGCAGCTGATACGAATTTAACATCCTCGACGTCTGCGATAGCCAGAACAAGATTATTTGTCTTTTCTCCGTGCTCTTTCAGTATAACCTGACCGGAAGCAGGATCATTTGTAAAGTCATAATCGGAACTTCCATAGCCCGAAAGACTGCCATAACCAGAACGCCTTAGCATTTCTGCCTTGATTTTTGCTTTTAAAGCAATAATCCTTTCTACTGACAGATTCATTTCGAATCACCTACGCAATACTGTTTAACACAACAGAATAAATATTAGCACTTATGTTTCTATCAATATTAAAGCTTCCGTATGTATAAGTGTCTTTTGTGTCTAAAATAATACTCTCGCCATCCTTAGAATATACTTTGATGTTGGTCCTGTTTCCAGTTCCATGTAAAATGTTAATGAGTTCTGTAAAATCGCCATCAAAATCAGTCGTAAATCTAAGCTGCCGTCCGTCTACATTAGCAGATTCACTAACGTTTTTCGCATAAATAGTTTTGCCATTTGCGAATTCAATTTTGTTTAGTTCCATGATTATCTTCCTTTCCATTCTCAATTATTCAGCTTCTTTATCGAGTTCAAAAGAACCCTTACTGAATTCAACAACCATCTCTGAAGAATTCAGTTGTTTTCTGCCTATAAGAAGTTTGTATCCTTCGAATATCTCTTCCGTTCCGTCTTCTAATTCTACAGAAAAAGTTCCGTTGAAATTTTCGGCTATTTCGTTAATCAGGTTTCTTACCGAAATATCTTCCGTGATTAGAGACAGAACAATACTTTCGTATCCATCAGATACGGTTGTAATCTCATTTCGATGATACGTATGTTCCGCTCTAACAGCAAAATATTCCAAGTTCCCGACTTTGAATTTCATCATGCCTTATTACCTCCCTCCATTTTATCCCCATACGGCAAGTGTTGGTACCCATTCGGTTCCATTATAATACTTTGGAACACCGCCCATTGACGTGTCAATCCATAACACCTTTGTATCCGACGGAGCAGTATTGCTTATGACAATTCCACCGCCGCCTCCGCCGCTACCGCTTACACTAACACTCATGCTTTACTCACCGCCTTTATTATAATCGGAATATCTTCTTGAGGGATAATACCTAAAGCTTTTATAACATTGCTATTAGCATTCCCTACTATTTTAGCTCTTCCGTAAAGATTGATTTCTTCTTCTGTACATGTATCCGCCGGGGATATGTCAATGTCATATGAATTCGACGGATAATCCTCTTCGAAAGAATATGATCTGTTTTCCCATTTAGAAGACAGAAGTGACGAATATACGTATTCCGGCCGACTGGCTTTACTCAATATCTGATTTGCCAAATTTGCAGCAACGTCACCATCTAGTATGACGGTAAGGGATGAAAACCAATTTTCAAAACTGCTCTTTTGAGTATCGGACCACTCGTCGAAATCGTTTTTATGGCTCGCAGACCAGTTTATAAAATTACTCTCAAACTCTGTCTTGAACGTGGTATAATCTGAATTCATATCAGACATCCAATTCGTCCATTGTGATTCCCATTGAGATACGAGTGCGTCAATATTCATGGTTTCTAAAATGCCGGTAACAAATGGGCATTCAGAAGTTCCAACCATATTAGTGATGTCAGCTTGGGTTATCTCTTCACAATTTCTCTTAACCGAAATATAACAAAGTGGATACTCATGCACAGCATCAGTTTTAGTTAGAGTTGGCCTTTCCGGATCCATGGAAGCTGGGGATCCTTTTATGACGTAAACTGAGTTTTCTCTGACTTCATCAGAAGAATCTATTCGCAGCACTACTGCATCAATTCGGTCAAGTAAAAGTTCGGAAGCTTCTATAGTCAATATCAACTGAGAATCATTATATGTCCAAGTATGATCGAACCATGCCCTACCGAGGCCAACGCTTACGTCCATTCCTTCAGCAGCTTTAACCATAAGAGCATCGCCAACGGACATGAATACGCCATCTCTTATAATTCCGTCGAAAATTTGACTCATTTGAATAGCGTCATACTTTCTGTCTCCATTCAGAGAATTGTAAAATCCATATGTCAAGCTCATATTTTCACCACCTTTAGAATAACGGGAATGTCAATATCAGGAACCGTCCCGAATGCTTTCAATTTATTACTTGTAGCACTCCCGACAATTTGTGCAGCATTCCAAGCTGATAGCTGGTCTGCAGTGCAAGTATCATTCGGCGCCACTTCCAAATCGTAAGAAGCCACCGGATAAGTACCTTCGAATGAATATAAACCGCTGCTCCATCCAGAAGCGGACAGAGTAGCAGCGATTACTTCTTGTTTATCGGCTTTTGTACCGATAAGCGTTTTTACATTAGCCAGGAATAAACTTAGTTTTTCCAAGCTGATAAATTCCTTAGCCATAAAATATCACTCCTAATTAAGCGAATAAAGCATTAATCTGCTCGTCAGTAGCCTCGACTAAATCTGTCTTAGCCCAGTATCCGGACAGATCGATATGAGTGGTTCCGATCTTTTCGAACTTGCCGGTAGAAGTAACCCAGATATACTCGTCGTGAATATCAGGGTCTGCTGCGCCGGTTCTCGGTACTAGATAAATCACATTACTCTCGCCAGTAGCTGGCAATGTGGCAACAACTTCCTGACTGATGGTCTTAATCGCGGCAATCAAGTCTGTAACTTCAGTCTTTGTATAGACCTGTGATTTGGTGTAATAGTTTACCAAATCGTTCACAGATTTCGTGATGAAACCAGTGTCATTTGTAAATTCACTAAGAGCTGTCGGCTTACCGTTAACGTTAGCCCAATCCATAGCGGTTACGCTAATTTTACCGTTTTCATCGATTGTTACATTAGCACCAATCTTAACACCGCCCAGAACAGTAGCAGAAGCGGTAGGCAATGTGTAATTGTTAGCATTCGGATCAATACCTTCCAGTTTTCCCCTCATCTCACTTGTGAAGTTCTGATCGGTATGAACGTAATTTGCGTCGACTACAGTATTGTTGTCATTGGTGAGCTGTGACAGCTTTGTCGGGATCAGTGCGATAATCTTTTCCTTAAAAAGCGCTAATTTGTCTAAAGAAATAAAGAAATTTGCCATGTTGTTTGTTCCTCCTTATTTGAACAGATTTAAAATATCTTGATTTGAGGCTTCGATAAGCCCTAAATCCTCAAATGATTTGTCGCCTGCCAGAATTACATTCTCGATAGACGGCTTATTCGTAAGGTCTTCGTAGTCCGAAGTACTTACGTTTTTAGGGGCTGTTAATTCCCCTTTAAGACTTTGCTTTGAAGTGATCGTTCCTTTAATTTCGCCTACCATGTTACTTCCTCCATGATCTCAAAAGTATTTTTAGGAACAATCGTATCCACTGATCCATCGGCGAAGTTAAGCTGAACATCATAAACGTACGAACCAAACGATAGCTTGCTGGTATCATCTGGGGTAATAATAACGTCAGGTCCAATTTTCTGAATAAGTGGTACTGTATCCGTAGACCTCTTCTTGAGGGTGAATATGATCTCATCGCCCTCCTGCAGTGTATAAGGCGATCCATCTTCTTTGTAGCTCGCGGTAACTTTAAACTCTACCGTGTCTCCGCGAACCATACGTATTTTTCCATTACCTAAAATTTCAAACAATCCAATCACCGCCTTTCTACTCTACAATTGTGAATGTTGGACAAACTTCAATACCGTTTTCATCCTGAGATCTAACAATTTCTGTAACTCGTGATTTCGATTCAATTCCATACTCATTTTCAATCTGAAGAATATCACCCATACCAAAATCCTCACCATAAACAAAAGACCTGGTAGTATCTACCTGGCCTTCAAACGTTTTAGTAATGTAGTTTTCGGCAAGATCGCGATCTCCGCGTTGAATTAACAAAGCATTATACTCGCTGGAAGTCAACTTTCTATCATCTTCAGCAGTAGTTGAAATATCACGTGCATCCGTATACATTTCTCTGCGTTCCAAACCTGTTCCAGAACCGACGGTAACAGTCTTTCTAGCCTGCCCTTCGCCTTCTCCGGCAACCAAGGTAACATTCTTATAAGTCTTTTTAGACTCAATAAGGTTTGACGTTATAATATTGTCAAAATTTGGAGAGAATATAACATATGGAAATTCTGTCTGATCGTATGAACGGTCTTTTCCGGCATAAAGTTTGAATACGAACTGATTTGTATCATTTAAAGAAACCCTAAATCCGATATTATTCATGCTACACAAACTTGAAATTGCTTCGTACAAATTGTCGCATGTAAATTGCGCATCGATCGTCAATTCTGTTATCAACGGATCTATGGATTCCTCAAATATAAAGTTTTCAATCTTTCTATCAGCATCTGTCGGAGAAATCACGTTATCGTAAAGCAGTTTTTTTATGCCATTTTGAAAATTACCAGTAAGTATCGTCTGATTCCAAATAATTCTTCTGGCCAAAATCGATTCCAAAGATCTTCCAGTCACGATGAACCTGTTTCCATCTTCGATATCAGACGCGATTTCAATACTCTCAATGATCATCGTAGCATCAGATTCTCTGGACCATAAATAGCAATCCTCTTGCAATAATAGAAATTCATCCAATGACATAGCCGTATAAATTTCAAAGTCGCCACATTGAGAGTATCGCTCAGTCCATATCAATGACTCAAAAGTATCCACTAAACCTACAGCTTCAAGATCGGTATTTAGCACAAGTAAATCCATGCTTATACCCCCTCATAAACTGTTCTGTTTTCAATCCTAAACTGAAGATTTCCGGAACCAATATCTGCAGTAAAAGCAAAGATGTTGTCACCTTTAGAAAGTGTGAACCAATTCGAATCTCTAGACAAGCTGTTAAGAATATTTGTAAATACGCCGTTACGCATACGATAAATATACTTGTCACCTTTTACAGTAGAAATGTAAATATCGTCAGCATTTACAAAATCGTCGAAAATTTTCATGGTTTCCCTTGTTCCTGTGTTGTAAATGGTTATGTTAGAAACATCTCCTAAAGCATGAATAAAGATTCGAACGCCTACATCAGCATCGCCACTATATCGAACAACCCTTTCAGTCGCATACTCAATACGGCCGAATTCCAATAATTTTTCCGTTAAAGAATCATTAGAGAATGGGAATTCGAAAATTGCTTCAATACCAGAGAATAATGTTACGTTATCTCTCGTTGAATAGAAATACGGATCGGGACATATTATAGAAATCTGAGTTCCTTCATCCTTGCTAAATATATCCGGTTCATTCGACTCAACGTATCCTTGGATTTCTGCAATACGGTTGTCAGTCTCCACTTTTAATGTCAAAGGTTTTTTAATTGGAAAATACTTGTATGATTTTTGACGGACATCTTCAATGGTAGGAGCAAATAAGAATTTAAGCGACAGGACGATATTTCGGGAATTAACTCGTGCAGAGTTATAAATCGCTCCATCGACTGTCGCTTGCTCTTTCGCGTTAATTGTTGCCGTGCAAGGTCCAAGTCCTTCAATACTTTCAACGATAAAGCCAGACTTTTCCGGTCGTCCCAGCTCAAGAACGATGGATTCACCTAAAAAGTTGGTTACGGTCAAAGATTTGATCATATGCTATCCAACACTCCTTTCGCTGCTGAGAACTGATTTTTAGTCTGCCTGTAAATATCCAATCTGGATAAAGACTTAGGTGAATAATTATTCTGCTCGAATTTTACTGAGATTTCTTTCTTAGAAACAGTCTGCGAAGAACTTCCATTTTGATTTTCCTGCTGCAATCTCCCAGCGATAGCTTTTGTATTGCTGGCTGACTGTGCAAGTTTTACACTTCGCGTTGCTAAAATTCCACTAATATTCTTTGCGCCAGATTTTACATCAGACAAATCCAATACTGGTCGTATAACCGGATTCATGTCTACGTCATCGTTAATAATATCGGAAATTCTAGAGATAGCATCCTTCATTCCTTCGATACTTGACGAGCCAACATCCTTCGCCGCATTTACTGCATTCTTGGAATAGTCAATAAGTCCTTTCGCCAAGCCTTTAACAGCATACATACCTAATTCAGCAAATTTACGTGATGGAGAATTAATTTCCAGTTCAGCTTTAGCAGCTTCGAAAGCCGCAGCGGCAACGCTTTTTGCCATTTCAGTCACAGCGTTTGATCCGGCGTTTAAACCGTTGACTATACCATTACAAACATTCCTGCCGATAGTTTTACCTTTTGATTTGTTAAGATTTTTAGTCAAACCTTCTAATCCGGATTTACTTGCCTGAGCTGCTTTATCTGCTAAAGATTCTTTTCCGGAATTAATACCAGCAGCTAAAGCGTTTGTTATTTCTTCTCCAATCTCCTTAGCACTACTTGAAATTCTTTTAGAATTATCCGAATTTCTATCCGTAGACCCTGCAAGTTCCTGCATAAAAGCAGAAGACGCATCTTCCCCAGCAAATACGAAGGATGCTATTACTTTATCAGCTATAGTTGAAGGAAGTTTCAAATACTGCTCATATTGCTTGTTGAATTGGGCAATCTGTTCTGCGGTCATCGACATAAACGCATCAACATATTCGCTGCTCTGAACGCCCATGTTACCGAGAGCTTCAATTATTCCTTGATTCAGGCCTGTCCGTGAAAGATCCTGTATTTTACTAGCCCAATCCGTAGCTGTTTGCAAAGTATCACCGAAATTCTTGATAAGAGTTTCTGCCGTCATTTTAGACGAAGCGGCAAAATGTTCATTAGCCGTCTGCATCTGTTCCTCTGTCATTTCCATGAAGGCTTTAACGTAGTTTGCGCCTGTAGGCCCCATGTTCTTAAGCGCTTCAATTAATCCTTTGGCAAATCCCTTTTTAGCAAGCGCGTTCAAATCAGCATTCCACTGAGTCACGCCTTCGACCTGTGATTTCATATTCTCAAGTATTTCGTCAATGGTTACTTCCGTATCAGAACCAAATTTCTTAAATAGGTCAATCTGTGTATCCAGACTAACCTGAAGCGGATCGATGAAAGACTTTACCGATTCTTTAATAGAATCCCTCATAGCCAAATAAGTTTCCTTGGCGTGCTGAGCCATTGTCTTTATATCCTGAACAACTTTACTATTAGCTTCTTTGATAGCCTTGTTTACGTCTTTTAGATCTTCTTTCAGTTTCTTAACTTTATTTTTGGATTTCGTAGAATTGTCCTTTTCCAGCTTTTCTATCTTTTTTTTGATCTTATCTCGCTCTTCTCTCAACTTCTTAAGCGCCTTTAAATCGTCATTTTTAACTTTAAGATCCTCTTTGTACTGACCTGTTTCTTTATAGAGTGCCCATCCATACCTATTGATCGCTTCGGCGGCTTGGTCAATTACCTTATAATTTCCAACTTCAGAATTAAAGTTAGCATATTCTTTGATGAACGCATTAAGTGCTTTGCTTCCGAACTTCATGCTTTCACCAACGTACTTTACAGCTTCCTTAGTAGTCATTGCCATAACATCGACTGAATTCACTAATATTTTATCAACAGTGCCTTTAAGCTTTTTACCTTCGGTTTTAATTCCAATAGCTAATCCTTTTACTACATTTTCGCCAATTTCTTTCATAACTCTAGAAGGAGAATGTATTTTAAACACTCCTTTTACTTTATCAATAAAACCACCGGCCAATTCTGTTGCAGCATCTGCTATATCACCTGGTAAACTTTTGATCCCTTTTATAAAACCTTTAACAGCATCTTTTCCTGCACCTTTCAAGTCTTCCCATTTTGATTTAATTCCATCAATGAAGTCACCAATCATTTTTTTAGCTGCTCCCACAACAGAATCCTTCAAACTCTTAATTCCTTTAACCAATGATTTAATGAGTTTAGCTCCCTCTTTAAGGAACTTTCCACCAAAACCCAATATAATCTTTACGGCAGCTTCCAAAACAGCGGTTATAACATTAGCAATTGCTGATCCAATCTTATCAGCATTCTTACGTACACCATCAGCTAATCCGTTAATGAATGCAAGCATTAAATTAATACCAGCTTGGATGACAGTACTGATTTTGCTAGCCACAGCATTCAGAAATTTCACTACCAGATTTACACCGGCTTCGACAATTCGTCCAATGTTCTGGGCAAGACCGTTAAGAATATTCACGATTAAGTCAGCGCCCGCCTTTATAAACTCTGGAGCCCTCAGCGCGAATGTCTGCAACAGCGATGTCAATAATTGAGCTATTAAATTTACAGCCTGCGGTATTGTCGTGGAAATAGCCTGAAGCAATGACAATAATAACGTGCTAACAGCCTGCGCAATAATAGGTCCATTTTGAATTATTGTCTGTGCAAAGAGCAATATACCCTCGCCAATCTTCTGAATAATCATTGGAATAGCGTTTCCTATACCGGTGAAAATCGCAGTAATTGTATTCGTTACAGCGGTCAGCCCAGCGGTTCCTAAACCAGCTAAACTTCCAATGCCTACGGCTATAGAAGTAAGGCCTGCTCCAATCGCAACCATTCCAGTACCGGCTAAAGCTATACTTGTTCCGAATAGCAATAATGCAGCGGATAAGCTAAAGATGGTCGGAACCAAAGGTCTGAGTATTGCCGAGGCAACACCAATGACTCCTAAAGCCCCTCCGATAGCAATAAGCCCTTTCGCAATGCTTGTCCATTTCATTCCGCCAAGCTTAGCTAAAGCTGGAGACAATATGTTCAAAGCACCTGCAGCAACCGTCAAAGCCGCAGCACCTCCAATCGTGCCGTTCATGAGTTTAAGTCCTACGGAAAACTCCACCAACGAAGCACCTATTGCGACCAAACTCTTACTGATTCCGCCCCAACTCATTCCTCCGAAAGAAGCAAATGTCGAAGAAATCATGTCAATAGCTTTTGCGACAACAACCATACTTGCCGACATAGACAACATATTTTTAGAGTTGCCGGTCATTTTGCTGAATAGTGTAAGTTCTGTAAGTAATGCTCCGATAGCGGCAACACCTTTTACAAGCTCCGACGCCTTAAGTTCACCAAGTTTCTTTGTTATCTTAGAAAGCTGAAATAATGCTGTAGATAGAAGTATCAAACTTGCAGCTCCAGTGATGCTTGATTTTCCAAAATTAGCTTTGTTAAGGAAACTTTGTATCTCTTTACAGAGAATCGCCACTCCGATCAGGCCTTTAGCCATCGTGGTAACATCAAGATTGCCTAGCTTATCGACTACTTTTACCAGAATCAACATTGCCCCGGCAAAAGCCGCAAGTCCAACTGATCCTCTGACAAGTCCACTTGACGCCTTTTCCATCAGTTTCGATGACGCCATCAATGTGGCTGACATTGTAGCAATTCCAATAAGACCTTTGGTTATGTCATCCCAATCAAGGTCTTCCATGTTTTTCATAGCTACGGAAAGAATGAGAACTGCAGTTGAAAGGCCTAGCATAGCTATACTCATCTTGCTCATTCCAATTAATCCGCCGCCAGTCATAACTTTATCCATGACAAGCATAGACGCTGTTAATTCAACAAACGTGGCAGTAAGAGCAGCTAAAGCAGATGCAATTCTTTTCGAATCGATACTTCCTAAAACTACTAACGCTGCTGCAAGAATTGCTATGGCTCCTGCAATTTTCATAAGAGTTGTAGCTTTAAGTGAAGACTGCCAAGCTTCTAAACTTCCTTTAACACCATCTAAAATTCCTGTTAAGTTTCCAATAAATCCACTAGCACTTTCAGCTGTAGAGCTTAAGGTGTCAATGAACTTTTTCAGGCCGATTCCGATGGTTGCTAAAACTCCAGTATTAAAAACCTTCAACCAATCTGATGAGTCAGAAGCCCCGAATACTTCGGATAACTTTGTCTTAACGGCAGATGCAAATGCTGCAACTTTATCTGTTATCGCATTAAACGCATTCGCTACTGCATCCGACGATGGCTTTATACTATCACCAAAATGCTCGAATTTCTTTCCAATTTCATCAATGACTTTGGAGACATTTTTAGACGGGGATATCAGTTCCAAGAACGAATTAAGCAACGCGCCAAAGGCACCGCCAATAGTTACTGCTCCTTTTAGAACTGGTAAGAATGCTCCAGCTATTGAAGCTACAGCTTTGACGAAAAGTTTGATAACTTCGACGCCAAGCTTAATTATAGAGAAAACACCTTTAAACGCATTTCTAAGAGAATTAGCAGTTCCTTCTCCTATTTTGAAATTAGCCATCAAGTCTCTAAACTTCTTGGACATACTAACGAGTTGTTCGCCAGTAGTAGCTGGAAATACGTCCCTAAATGCTTGTCCAATAGGTTTTAGAATCGACATCAATCCTTTGAACGCGCTGGAAATACCTTCTATAACTGCGTCTCTGCCACCATTCTCATTCCAGAACTTCAACATTGCGTTTCTTGCGTCAGTAGAAGGCCCGATCAGATTGTTAAACGCGTCACTAACAGCAGTAAGCATTTCTGTTGCCTGATCCTTGTCACCTATAATGTATTCCCAAGAAGTAGCCCAACCCGATTGCACAGATTCCTGCATGGTGTCAATTAACTGGGTAAAAGTCTTTACTTGTGTTGCCGCTTTAACTAAAGTATCGTCCTGAGCGAATTTTTCCAAAGTCTTTACTAAAACATCTGTAGTCAACCAGCCGTCTTGTAAAGTTTCTCTGAACGGAACGCCTTCGTTTACTACTATGCCCATTTGCTTAGCGGTTTCTTTCAACGCATTTTGGAAAAGCTCACCGCCCATACCGGCATTTACAACAGAGTTCCAATCCTGGAGCTTTACCGAACCTGCGGCAAGTGCCTGCGAAAGCTGGTACATCGCTGTTGAAGCTTGTTGAGCATTTGAACCGGAACCCGCAGCTAAGTTTGCTATACCTTTGATAGCTTTTACCGAGGTATCAAGGTCCACACCAGCTGCAGTAAACGTACCGATATTACGAGTCATCTCTGCGAAATTGTAAATAGTTTGATCCGCATACTTATTAAGTTCCGCTAAAGCTGCATTGACATCGTCCAAAGTTGTTCCTTTACTTTTGGTATTTGTCAAAATTGTCGTAATGGAATTCATCTTGGTCTCGTATTCCTGGAGACCTGTCGTAATCGGTGTTATCGTTAAAGACTTGACTAGATGGGTTCCTGCGGTAATTGCGGCATTAGTAATACGCTGAAGAGCGGTAAAACCAACTATTCCAAGGTTTGAGAATCGACTTGATATTGTGCTAACGTTGTCGGACAGGTTATCCATCGAGAATCTTTTTCCGGCATTTTCAAGATTAGATAAACTTTTAGCCGCTCCAGACAAATCCAAACCCTTTTTTAGAGCATCTAAAGACCGTAAACTTGTTTGAATACCAGATTCGAATTGGCGATTGTTGAATTGCATATTAACAACGCGATTATCAACCGTTGAGCTCATTTAGCTGTTACCTCCCTCCATGCTTCCTCAGCGATTTTGTCAAAAATTGGCTGTATCGCTGGGTTAATATAATCCCTTCCCTGGACATATCCTCCAGTGCCGGTTCCGTGTCCATACTGCAAAATAATTGCTATAGGAACCCCATTCACGACATTTGAATTTGTCCAGGAAATAGAATAAGAGCCCTTGGATTTACGGATTTCGTAGTTCCAAGAGCTCGCTGTTAATCCTGTATCGACTGGAGTCGCTGCCGATAAAGCAGCTACGCCTTCTTGTCCATATTTCTCCAAGCAACGAAATATATCAGATTTCGCCATCCGATTCAGGAAGTTTTCAGTGTTTTTAAAGTTGCCACTATGCTTTATTACTATCATTTTGATTTTCTGAATTCATGTAAATCCTCCTAACCTCTGGTGTTTAGCTGCTTTTTGCGAATCTCATTCACCTTCTTATAATAATCTGTAGTTTCTCTATACGACATTTTTTTAGGAGGATTGGATTTTATGTCGCACACTTTTATTAAGGTTAATAATCTATTTAAATGCCATTTCTGACATTCGAAAGGTATCCGGTAAGCAATCATAGAATAATAAATAAGCTCACTCGTGATTATGGTTTTGTTACCGCCACCTTTACTTTCATCTCTAAATGTCGTAGCTGTCATAGGTTCATTGATGTATTGACTTACTTCTTCGATATTTTTATCGGTTAGCATCAGATATACGTTCGGATCAACGTTCTGAGTAATCGTCATGCATCTTATGTAATCTATAGACTCTTCGACAGTTCTTTCGCCTTCTAAGAAGGGTTTGCACCACTTTGATTCCCATTTTGCCATGGATACCAAAGAATGCTCTAATCGAAGGATAGTTCGTTCGGTATAAATGAAACAACCTTTGGTTTCGTCAAATAACTCTCCTTCGGGAATTTCAATGCTAAGCATTTATTTCACCTATATTGCAGATGGTTTTACTGTATCAGAAATCATCGGCTTATCTGATTCTGTATTCGGTATAATTCCATTTACAAACTCCGCCATCTTTTCACTATCCATAAGTTCCATGAATAATTCGCTATAGGCTTCAGTCTGTGTAAATGCTTCTGAAAGCTCTGGTGATTTGATAAACCGTCTTCCGTCTGCTGTTTTTTCTCCATAGGATTTAAGAATAATGCTCTTAAAGTATTTCATCAGTTTAACATTATCCTGCTCAGCGACAATTTTTTCGAGGGTCTTGCTTAATCCTCCTGATTCGCCCAATTCCATTTCAATAACTTCAGCTTTACTCAAGTTGAAATAGTGGTCCTCAGTTCTTTTATTACCGTCATAATCGATAAAAGTAATAGTCTTCTTTAACATGTTGTTCTCCTTTCAAACGTAAAAGGAGCTGTCAGCCAAACTGGTACAGCTCCACAAAATAAAAAAGATGGAGATCTACTCCACGTACTCTTAACCAGCGATTTCGCCAATCAGCTCAACGATTTCGTCTGGTAATGGTAATCTGGCTTCTGCATCAGTTGAGCCATACAGAATGTTTTCTAATTCGGCTAATTTTGTAGCGTCGACTTTTGTTGAATCAATAGTCAGCAGAGCGGTTGGTTTGAATCCTGTAACTGCAACCGGAGTTGTATTAACTTCCCATGAGAAGCTAATTGCTTCCGGAGAATCATTAACCGTCTGATAAGCCTTTTCTGACGGTGAGGCCTTACATCCATAAAGAAGATGCAGTTTGTAACCGTAATCATTGTCTTTTACGTCATTTCCAACAATGGTTCTATAGCTAAGGCCGAAGGATTTTCTATTCTGCTGTCCGATGGTTACACCTGGAGCGATTTCAGCTGAACCGTCGCACTCCATAAATCCGTCAGGATATGTATACGCCTCAATTGTTGCCGCAAACTCTTCTGCGGATGTCAGATTGAGGTATTTAATGTTGTCCGCGTAAAGCGGTGTTGATTCCGCACCGGACGGACTTTCATTAACTGCTGTCAAGCCATTCCAAGCTACACCGCCAGAATATTTACCCTGAGCATCAATTTTGTATAATACACCGTGGTCCACGCCGGTTTCATAGGTCTTTTTGCCGACTTCGTCCCAAACAATTTTACTCATTATGTGTCCTCCTTAATAATATAGATTATAAATAAAGTGGTTGAGATTATTGGAGGTAAAGAATCGATCAAATACACATGTAGGTAGTAATGCTAATCTTTCCGGAATGTCGCTGTCCGGGTTTTTATCAATCACAACCACTTTATAGCGTTTATGGTGGATATAAGGTTTATTATCCGCAAATCTTGTTGTTACTGCACTACGCTTATAAACAATGCACGGATACTCCATTTTGTAAGATTCCGGGGGCTGGAAATAAACATTATCAGAACCGAGAATCTCTTTCAGAATTTCGTGAAGATCAGTCCTCTTCCGGGGCATTATAAACACCTCCAATAGTTAAAATAATACGCGGAGTCTGGACTTCAACATTGGTGATTTTCCAATTCGTACCCATCCACTTCACATAGCGCATAGCATAAAAGTTGGTAAAGGCAAAAGGATCGGCTATAATACTGATTGTGTGATTGATTACGATATCATCATTGAGATGTTCGCCATTCTGCCAGCGCCGTGTATTTCGGATAACGTCACCGATGTAATCGCGTTCGATGATTTCTTCAGTCCATACCCCAGGAGCAGTCTCGCTTGTCAGACTATAACCGATTGGTCCATAATATTTTGCCATTTTGAATTTTCTCCTTGAAAATTACTGTCCAGTTCCTTCGTTAGTTTCACCACCAGTAGTTCCTCCGCCAGCAGAAGTATTCTTAACCGGCTCTTCCAGCGCAATAGCAGAGTACACCTTAGTAAGAGCACCTGACAGTCTGGTTTCTAACAGATACTTCTCCTTATTGAAGTCGATATCAAACTGATTGAACTTAGTGATTTCTCCTCCTTTAGTCGAACCAATCTGGTAATCTCCCATGTTTACGAACAGGCCAAGTAATGCTTTCTTGTTGCCGTCCTCGGTAGTTCTGATCTTACCCTCGAACTGCTCAACAGTATTGATGGAATTTACGTTCAGAGCTGAAGCCAGGTCGTTCTTAGAATCGTAGATTCTTCTACCATTCAGATCGCGAGCCAACAGCATAACGTTCAACAAATGAGGTGTACAGAAGAAATCCAGATTACCGGATCCTTTGTATTTCTCTCTTGCATATAATGCCGCAGTGATAATTGCTTCTGCATAGATATAATTTTCACCGAAGTTAGCATTTGTATTAGATCCCTGAAGCTCTTTTCTTGCTGCTTCGATGTCAACGTCTTTATGAATGGTATACAGTTCTTCATCGTTCCAAATAGATCTGATATGATCCTCAGAAATCTTGTCCGCGTCAATGTCGTCTCTACCGTCACCAATCAGGATAGCCGTTGCGATATCCTCTTCCAGATTTCTGCGCATAATACCGTACTGGTATTCAACAACATCGAAATCTACAATATCGTTGATATCATCTCTATGCAGCTCGTCCTTTCTATACACAGTCTGAGGGTCAGTAGTTCTGGACAGAAGCTTCAGATTTGCAGAAAGCTTCTTCTGCTCACTTCTCTTGTTGTACCCTTTTGCTCTGATTTCAGCCGCTCTTGCATCAGCCTGTCTGGTACGAATCCTGCTGATAGGAGACTTGTGAGCTTTATTCATTACAATACCGACCCAAGACTGATCTCTTTCAAGCAGTTCTGGTGCGCCAGGCTTAACGTCTTTGTAATCCGGGAACAGAACTTCGATATCGTCGAAGCCATGCTGCAGAGAATTCTCATCCGCAAAGATTTCCATAGCGTGCTTAAGAGATCCTACGCTAGTGGATTTGGCCAGAGTAAGAATTTCTGCCTGATCGGAATGAGTGAGAACGTCAGTTCTCTCATTGAAATCGTTTTCGAACACGTTGTGTTTCATTGAGTTTCCTCCTTTAGTTTCATCTTCATCTTTGTCGTCCTCATCGGAATCTCCGCCTTTATCCTCTAAAGCCTGACCGATCATGAAATAAACGACATTCTTCTGCTCTTCATTGAGAGTGTTAAATACATCCTCAATTGTCTTTTCGCTACTGTCCTTCTTTTCTTCTTTCTTTTCTTCTTTCTTTTCTTCTTTCTTTTCTTCTTTCTTTTCCGCTGCTTCGCTCATCTGCTTCTCCTTTTTCTCTTCTTCCTCTTCATCAGAATGATAAAGTTCGATATCTTCCCCGGTATACACAATGGCTTCTTCATCAGATTCGACGCCATGTGCAAGCACTGAATCGATGAAAGCTCCAGGATTAGCTCCGGCAAGAACAAGGCTCAGTTCTCTGATTACGCCATGAAGCACGTTGGCTCCTTGGTGTTTCAGTTTATTGGCGTAAATCGACAACGAAGATACGTCGCCATGTTTGACGAGTTCTTTTGCTAATCTGCCCGACTTGCTATCATTGAAAGTGCAATAAGCGTATACGCCTTCGTCGCGATTTTCCAATAAAGCGTGTCCTAAAACATTGGCTGGGTCATCATGCTGATGGTTCCAAACTAAAGGAACCGTTTCACCATCGTTACCCGCAAAAGCATCCCGTCTGATAATTCTTCCATCGGAACACTTTAAGTCATTTCGGGTAGCCCAGCCGCTAAAATCGAATTTCTTTTTACTCATTTTGAAATTCCTCCTCCAATTCGGTTGGTGATTCAATCTGCTTGTCACCAGATGGTTCGCTCAAATTTTTATTACGTAATTCATCAGCCCTAGGATCTTTCGATGGTTTCATATGAATTACTTGTCTGATTTCATTGGATGACATAATTTCATTTCTCGTCAACTTATCTGCAATTTCTGCAATTTCATCGACCGGAATCAGTTTGAAAGGATCTTTAAAGAACATAATGGACTGCCGTTGAGAACGTGCAGTTTTAGTTAAAAATTTCCGCTTCATCTCTTCGACAATAGCAGATAGTATTGGTTCAACGATACGGTTATGGTAATTCAATGTTGTTTTCTCGTCTGCCGATCCATCTAATATTCCCTGAGTGATACCTAACTGGCTGTATAGCATACTCGTTAAATACTCAATCTGACTCATTAGATTGTTATCAACAGAACGATTCAACTGCACGATTCTTTCCGTACCGTCTGTATAAGCAATTCCATATTTGGAATCGGTTAGTTGTTTTTCAATGTCCCTTCGTCTTTCTTCAGCCTGACGCTTTCTTGCTTCAGACTTTATGACGTAAGGTAACTGTATAATCAGATCCATCTTTCCCGATCCACTTTGTTCATCAATTACATCCAGAAGATTCAACTTGCGAATAAGTCGCTGCATAGTTGAATTGGGTTCATTTATGACCGAATAAAGCGGATTCTCGATGATGGCCACTGTACTTTTTGGTACCGTGATTTCTTCTTTTCGCCCGGTCTGATCATTATAGATTTCTAGTCTTACATGAGCGGGATACCAATCGACAATTTTAGCTACTCGCATCGATAGAATCTTATATGCTTCGCTTTTCTTCGGATCGAAAGACGTATCGACAGGAACAATAGCTATACATCCTTCATCCAGCAGAGACATAACGACATCCTGAATAAAAGCTCTGCCGGTCTGGTCAATGTTAGCTTCGATCGACAAACAGTAGTTCAATCCTGAATCTACATCCCCTATGTATCGATTGTTTTCATCAAGTCTTACATGCTTAATGTCAACGGAAGCTACATCTATAGCAATTCTGTTGTAAACCGCATTAACAATTGACCGTTCATTACCTCGACTGAATCGTGTTCTATCTGGACGATATGAATACCCTGGTCCAATATCGTGGTAATATGTACTCGTTGGATCACGATTAAGAAAAGCATTCCAGGCATGTTGCAGTCTGGATGCAAAATTTGTTTCCATTTTGAATTCTCCTCCAAAAACAAAAAGAACCACGAATCATTCAAGATTCGCGGGTGTTATCTCATAAACGAGATACTTTTATTACTGAATTACTTTCTTTTTAGTAGTATTAATGATATAATCTAAACCAACTTTCATATACTTAGTAGCATAGCTTGTAGCGATTGAAGTCGCAGATCCGACTAATACCGTAGTCACAAATTTTCTACCAGATGATACTTTCTTCTCGGTGAGTCTACTATACTGCTGCTCCATTTGTAAACGATTATTGACCTGCCTCAATTCTGCATCGCTCATCGATTCAACGCTCTTTCCACCATGCGCTCTGGTGTAATCTTCATGTTCTGGCTCTGAAGAAGCTTTTCTACGTCCAGCCAAAGTCAAAGAACCATCTTTGTTCTGATACCGACGTACACCCCACTTCTGACCTTTAATACCGTGGTGAATCAATACATTATTCTGTTTCACTTTTTACCTCCTCTCCTGGATCAACCTGTACATTCAATCTCCATTCGAGTTCAGCAATCGTCTGCTTTATGGCTTCGATTGTCGTCGAACTTTGTGGAGGGTCAAAAATAAGCTTAACTTTAAGATAAACATATGTTTTCACATTATTCAAGCGAGGATCAGAACCGGGAATAAAATCGTTCCACGTAGTCGTTTTGTCTTGAATAGAAAAGCCCTCCGAGGGACCCACGCCAATTTGTGACAGAATAGAAAATACTGTATTGATGTGAATGATTATGTCAGCATCAAAAATATCGTATTCTTCTGTTATCCCTAGAAGTTTCTTTACAGAGTTCAATATGCTTTCCATGCTAAATCTCCTTTACCTCTATAAATTTCCTCATACAATAACCTTCAATACCAGAAGCTGTGCATATCTTATAGAACTCCTCAGTTGACTCTGATTCATCGATAGCAAACTCAGTATCTTGATCAATAAGTAGCAATACCTCGGAATCTTTTTCGGGTAATGAACGAACTCTAAGTTTGTTACAACTTACTATCCTGCCGTATAAAACTTTACCGGAATCTTCTTCGGAGAGCAATTCGATACTCGTATAGTCTTTTTCTTCCATTTTGAAATCTCCTAACTCAAATAATCTTTCATCTTTTTCTTAACATAAGAATTAGCTTCAGATACACCCTTGGATCCAAGTTTAGAAGCGTATCCGATGGTATTCGCGCCTATTTCTTTAACGATTCGTTCCTTATTATACTTCTTGTACATTTTCTCTACGACTTTTGGATTCGTAGTTGTAACGGATGAAAGTTTAACGGAATCGGTATCGAATACGATCATTGGTCTCTTTGCGTGATAACTGGAATAATCCTTATCGTTATAGTCAAGAAGAGCATTATAGCCTTTCTTTTTCAATTCTTTATAAAAGCGATCTTGAGCTGCTACTTCTTGAGGATTGTGATTGACTAAAGACAAATTAAAAGCTTTATAAATCGACACTTTCTCCGATGACGTTAAAGATGACGGATTTTTATTTAAAGCATTCTGTGCTTGCTTGAACAGAATCTGCTGTGTAGGTCGGCGCATTTTATCCTTGGAATCGGCAATAGAAGCCTCGACATTCTCTTTGAACTTCTTGTCTTTGAGCAAATTGGCTGTAATGTCGCTGGCGTTTTCGTCAGATGGCACTTTCAATTTTCTCGTAGCTTCCAATTTCAATTGATAAACCTTCATATTGTCGGCTCTATTGCGAAGTTCTTTTGCAGTAGCAAGGTCAGTTTCATCTCCAGATGCGTTACTCTTTTTTTCTGCGCGTCTAGCTTCACCCTAAGCCCTAGTTGTAAGATTCTTTCCAAATAATCCTAAATATTTATCCATATCCTGCTTCTTATAAGTAGCATAAAAAGCAAAATTTTCGAATTCTTTGGAAGTTTGAATTCTGGCGAAAGTAGTACCTTTCGATAAACAAGTATCAACATATTGACGTCCAGTAACCTGGGTTCTTGCGCGATTCGTAATTTCAGAAACACGCATACTCATTACTGAAGTTACTCTCTCTACAGTATTAGAATTTGTACTTCCATATCGTTTCCTTCCAGCAGGAGTATAAGTCCCATCGGCATACTGATATCGACGTACACCCCACTTCTGCCCTTTGATGCCGTGGTGACATAGTTCTGATTCATAGTACAAAACCATCCATTTTATCCTTCATCATTCAAATGCTTCTTTATTCAACTTATACGCAACATAGGCGTCCATCATAGCAGCGACAGCGTCAATCTTCTGTTCGTATCGCTTCTTCCACAATTTTCTGTTTCCGTTCGTGTCTTCCAAAGTAACGCAATTGCCCATGGCAAAAGTCATCAATTCTTCATCAAACAAAAGCAGCCGTTCTTCTGACAACTTCTTAAGTTCGCCCAAAGGCACGGATTCAGTCCTCGCACCCTGCTTCACGATTTCAATTCCGAATGGACCATTTTCACGTTCCCAACGCTCAACGAATTCCTTTGCATTGTATGGGTCGTATCCGAAACAACGTACATCGTAATCACAGGAAATGATATGGTTGTCCAAATCGTCATAGACTTCCATCATATTCAGAACAGTCCCCTCTAAAACTATTAAACTGCCTTCTAACATAAATTGGTCATATTTGACTCTCATAGCCGCCGGCAACTTTGTAAGTGTGGTTGAAGAAATGTAATTTCGAGTCTTGACACCAAAGGCTCCATGCTGCAGTGGGAATAAGAAAGTGAAAGAACAGAAGTCATCACCTTGGGATAAATCAGCTCCCAAAGCGCAAGGCATTTTCCAATAATCTCTACGCTTATGCGGTAAAGTTTCCTCATAAGTGAAGTAATAAGTGTAACCTTCCATCGGAATACCGAATCTTTTTGCTAAAATATCGTTTCTGGTTGCAGGGGCTTTCTCAGCTCTTTCTACATCCAGCTGATAAGTTTCGTAGCTTACTGTCTTTCCTAAATTAGGATTTGCTTTGAGCCACATTTCCGGGTTAGCTACTTCGTCTACGGAATCTAGTTTATAATACCAAATCGAAACATGAGGGTTAATGTAATCCCCTCGAAGAATGTCCATAAGCTCCATTTTGATTGTATCGCCAGAACCATTACGAACTGTACCTTCAGAGCTTGTGGCAATAATAAGATAGTCTTTAATTTTAGAAGCGCCCTGCTCAATGGCGCCAATTGGATCTTCTCTTAAATCTCCGGATAGCCATTCGTCTACAGTCGCTACTTTACATCTAAGTCCCTGTAATTTATTAATACTCATAGGTCTAACTTCGAGAAGTGAACCGGTTAAAAAATTTTCGACGCCTTTCTTTGTTGATGCTAGCTTAACGCGATTTACCTTTGATCCTGTAGTATTCTGTAGCGATCCCTCTGTAAGAAATTGAAACAATGGACCTCTTGATCTTGTGATAGCCGTTCGAATCGGCGAAAGAACCTCTTCAGCCTGTTTCATTGTTGGTGCTGTCGTGATTTGATGAGTAGTGGACGTATCTACGTTTAAGAAATAACTTTGTACGCAAGAATCGTAAAGAGATTTAGCCGCTCCTCTGCCAACAATAAGATACTGCTTATTAATGAGTCTACACTTTACCGTCTTTTTCACATAGTGACCACCATGTCCATTCGGATAAGGTTCGTACACACTTCTATCGACAAAATAGTACCAACCTAACAAATCTTCAGCCCAAACTTTGAAACTATCCAATAGAATCAGATTGCCTCCGTCAGTCAAAGTAAGTTCATTCTCGCAATACTTTATAAAACCTTCTACGGCTTCATCGTCATACCAGACTCCTGGATTAGCAATCAAATCATCAATACGATTCATTTGCATTGAGATTGTTTGGCAGACTGGTATTTCGCCACGCATTACGGCATCTCTAAACTGGCCGTAGTATTTTGGTGTGGCCGTATTAGATAATGCCATATGTAATTCTCCTTTTTAATAAATACATTTAATATTTAATTATTTTTTGGTATTTATTCGACTTATTTGTATTGAGCTCCCAATTAACTTTTTCATTATGCTTATTTGTACCAAGCTCCCAATTAATGTTTTCAATTGTATTTAATAATTTATTCCTATTTTTATTTAAAATGATTTTTGAAAGAACCTTACCATTTTTGGCAGCATGTCCCGTGTTTACAGTATCTTTGTCATACTTACTTCGTATCATTTTTTTAATGTTATTATAGATAGATCGGCTATGATTATCAGTCGAATCTGTACGTTTCGATACAGCTTTAGATATTCTATCAACATTACGCTGAGTTCTTTTACGACCAGTAGCAGTCAAAGAACCATCTTTGTTCTGGTACCGACGTACACCCAACTTCTGACCTTTAATACCGTGGTGAATTAAAATTACTTCTTTTGCCATTTTATTATTTCCTCCATAAACATGTATCGTTTTTAGTTCTGACAATTGGCTCAGTCATCAAAAGACTTTCATCACCGTAGTGTATAGCGTTATGCGTGATTGGAGCTACAGAGATCAAATACTCCGGATTTGTAAGAAACTCTGATTGGTTGATAATATCGTCTGCAGTAAGTACGTTCATATGATGAATTACTATCCTTCCGGATATCTCGAAATCAGGATGAGCCAAATCGCAGCCGTGATCACGAACAATCACATCTCGGCGAATTCTTTTCCATTCTTTTGACGAATAGAATTGCTGGTTCAAATATCGCTCCCAAGCAAAGGTCTCTTCTCCGACTTTACCGTCAAGTTTAAGATATGCGAAACGCTCTTTGAATGACCTAATAGTAATCAGTTCGGAATATGTTCTAATCATCTGAATCACCATTACCGCTGTAACTGCGCATCGCATTAAGCGCATTCTCATAGAGTTCTTCCACACGTTTAGCTGATTGGATGGATTCCGTCTTTGCAGTTATAAGTTCCTTCTGCTTTTCCAAAATCTCTTTCTCAATCCGTTCCTTTGTAGATCCAAGTTTTAAATAATGTGTGATTACCTGAGACGATGCTGTCCCGTCTCTAAGCTGCTGCTCAGCCAAATCTACCGCTAAATGAATCAATTGATTCTCTCTAGCCTCCGGTGTCGAGGCCGGATGCATTTTTTGTTTTGGTTCAACGGTAGTTGCCTTCCGTCTAGCCATAGTTCCAACCTCCTATTCATCAGTAATACAATGGTTTTTATCTACTTTTGATTGGTTTTTAGTGCCTAATGAATGCTCCACTGAGCCCACTTTCCCACTTTCGATTATTGAAAGGAGACAAAGGACTTTAACCGAAGCTACTTAAACATAAGTGGGCTCGGCGCAACACTCAATAAACGTCCCGGAAAAATATCCCCCGGAGAATTTTTTAAGACCACCGCGATGTAGGAGGGGGTGTGAATTTCGGACACCCCCCTATACCTTTTTTATCCTCATGAGTCTTGTTCAGCGACCTGTTTAACTACTTTTTTGTAAATGTTTAAGAAATCATACTTGATAATTTCATCAATTGCACGTTCAATTTCTTCGCTGTTCTCATCTTCGGTTAATTGATCCGAAGTTTTAGCAATTCTGCCAAGATAAGCACAAGAATTGTAGCCTCGTTCAACATCATAAGCAAACCACTCATCAAACTTGTCAAATGGATCATAAGGATTGTCGAAGGTAGTCAACATATATCTGTCTTTCATAAAACAATTCCTTTCTTTGACTTAATTAGTTTAGATACTTAGATACTGTGCTTGACGAAACGCCCAAAGCATCTGCTATTTCACGCGTTGTATAACCAGAATTTCGCATTGAGTTGATCTTATTAACTTTCGCTTCGCTTAAAGACGTCGTTGTTCTTGGCATAGCTTTCTGTTTAATGTCATCAATGTCAGCGTATTTGATTATGTCGTTTAGCATAGTCTTGGTTATAGCTCCAGCTTGAATGGCTTCCCATTCTTTATCTGTTACTTTAACAGGCGTACGTTTAGCTCCAACTTTAATTCTCGCAGCGGTTAATGCCTGTTGACTAATTTTCTTTATTTCTTTTTTGGTAATGTCAGGATTAGACTGTTTCTTTGCTTTTACTACAGAATTAGCAATTCTTTGAGCCGCTCTTTCTTTTGGTGCATTGAGGGCAGCTACATTGATTTTAGCTTTCAAATCGCCGACCTCTTTCTTATATGCCGCAGTAGCAGAAGAGTTCCTATTAACCTCTTTAGTGGATACCATTTCTTTACGTGCCTGGTTAGCCAAAGCCTTCATACGGTTTGCATAATCAGCATAAGCTCTTTCCTGGGGGGTATTAGCCTCGGATACCAACGTGTAGGCATCCTTAGTCTGCGCCATCTTCGTTGAAGTCTGGGTCCTTGTTTTTACCTTACCCGTCCTAGGGTCTGTATAAGTCTCATTGGCAAGTTTATACGATACTTCACCAGTATCCTTATCGATTCTGGCGCTCCCTTTGGTCTTTGGCACTTGTGTTTCAGATTTAGCTCTAGAAATAAGTGTGGAGGCACCTTCGTGGTATTTACCATCTTCGTCAATCCTGCCTTGATACTTCTTTTTAAGTGCGGGAATACCATTGTCGATCTCGCTCTGCTTATAGTTAAGCTTGTGCTTTTCAGCATCGATAACAACCATGCTATGTCTAACAGCTCTTGCAAGTTCGGTATCGTTGGCTCCTTTTAAAGTCATATCAGTAATAAGATTAGAAATCTTGCCCATTTCAGTCTGAGTTGCACCTTTGGTCATATACTTCATACCTTTTACTTCAGGATATGAAGATTTAGGATCAAAGTCTTTTAAACCTTCAAGCGGTGCCTTTGAAGATATTTTATTCTTACCAACAGGAATCACCATAACAGTGTCTCCATCAAAATCAGCACCGGATAGTCTTTCGGCAACTTTATTATTTATTCCAACAGCATCTTTTGGTGTCTTTCCTAAAACTCTAACGGCATCAGCCTGCTTATTATTCACCTTTAAGATTGGAATTTCAAAAGTTCCGCCATGAGGATATCTTATCAGAGCTACCTGTTCTCCGTTACGATAATTCGGAGCGTATACCTCAGTATCCTTCATTGAAGTTATCGGTAATATAACTTGATAAGACTGCCTCGGCAAAGCTGCCGCTTTAAGATGCACTGCTGCAGCATCGCAATCATCAGCAAAAGATTGAAGCAGATGCTTCTTAACCGTAGGATTAGTCAACGAACAGATTTCATCAAACTCGGCAAGTTTATCTGCTTTTTCTAAATCCAACTGTTTATTGATTAATTTCATGTTCTGCTTCGCTAAAAACTGTGACGGGAGTTTATTAGACCATTCGCCCCAATCACCTTCTTCAGCTCGTTTATTAATCAATGACAATTGCTTTTTGCCGTTTTTGTCAACGTAATAACTTTGTCCACCAGCTTTTATTAAAGAACCAAAAGGATTATCAGGATCATCCTTTATAGTTTTCAGAACATCACCAGTAGGTGTTCCTCTCTTTTTATTAGTGTTAAATATAACATCGACACCATCCGGCATATCATCAGAATATACAGCCATACCCTTTAGAAATTTCGAATCGTCCACCAGTATTCTTACTTGCGCATAATGGGAGTTACCAAGAGAAAGATCGTCTACGCCTCTTCTAATCTCAATAACGCCATCTTTTTCAATTCCTCCATCTTCAGCATAACGAACCTGTAATCTTTTTGAATCCATACTTTTTGGATATATAAAAGACTCGAAAGTTTCTCCACCATCTCTGGAAACATAATTGGTTATGGCATGTATACTATCATAATCGTAAATCTCTTTATGTTCAGTTCCAGGAGGACAAAGAATTTTTTCAGTAGTGTATTTTCCAGGATTCGTAACTTGAGGAAGTCTATTGGGATGCACTATGTATCCTTCAGCTTCAAGAATATCAAGAGCTTCCTTCATCTTCTCTTTCGAAACTCCAAGCTCTCGTTCAACTCCAACACTAACGTCTATGAAACCTTTCTCGCTGACCTGCTGTTTCAAGAATTCAGCAGTTTTCATAGCCTTATTCATATTGGCTTCTGCTTCGACATTTAGCAATGATCGAACCGTCGATTCCGGTCTACCCATCATCTCTGCTATTTTGCTTGTAGAATATCCTTCTTCTCGAAGCTTTTTAGCTTCAGCAACTTCACGAGATCTTCTCTCATGATTAGCTATAGATTTCTGAGCTCGTAACTGGCCCGTTGACATCCCCATTGCTTCGGCTATCTCTTTTTCACTTAAGCCTTGTTTCTTGAGTTCATCGATACGACTCAAAAAATCTCCGCTATGCTGATATGGATTATCACCAGATCCATACGGATATCGTCCAGAATGCCTAGGAGTACCATAATGCATCAACTCGTCAATTCGATTACAAACGTCTTCGAAAATATATTCTTTCATGATTAGATTTCCCCTAATTTAATTTCGTTGATGATTTTATCAAATCTGATTATTTGATCAGTAATTGGTAAAATATCCTCAGCTGTCGGATTATGATAAATAACTTCGTCATTCTGATACAAACGAAGTTCAATATCAATATCTCCTGGTTTGATCTTATATTCCAAACAAAAAAGAGCAGCGTAGATTTCTAACTGCTCCATATGTGCGGGAGTAACCCCGCTTTTGAAATCATGTATTCTAAGTAATTTGTTCCTGTATGCAATAGCGTCGGCAGTGCCAAAACAATTATCGGAAAAATATAAGATTTGTTCTGGCGTCATGTTATAGCCAATAGCATCATTCACGTACATGTTCAATGTCTTTTTAGATCTCGGTAATTTCTGACCGAGCCTTATGCATTGAGCTGCAAATTCGTGTAGCACTGTTCCTTTTTGAGCTGCCATATAATTAGCATACGAATCCATCAGTTTTTCATCACTGTACCTGATCCAATGGTATTTGCTTGCTCCTAGAAAGGCGTGTTTACCTTCTAGATCGAAATGCTTGTTGAAGTTCATGTAACACTTCCTCCTTATTCTCTGGACAAATAAATCTCGAAAATGACATCTTGTCCATAATATCAACGTAATATTCTTGGTTAGGCTGTTTTGTAGCTTTCGAACTTTTCTTGCATTCCAATGTCGCCCATTTGTCTTCATACAACACCAAAAGATCAGGGATTCCCTGAATATAACTCGAATCAAGTTTCATTACTACGCAGCCATCAAATAATTCTTTCAATTCCTTGATAAGCTTAGCCTGAAAATCTCGTTCAAGTTTTGTGCCTCTATTCACAGAACCCCTCCTCTCTCGGTAAACGCAAATGTAAAAGAAAATATAAATGCCAAAAATGGGCGTTTTATCCTTTCCTCTCATAAAAGTCCTTGTAAATTTCGCGTAACCAAAAATTTATGCAAAAACAAAAGCCCTTGGGTATTTTACCAAGGGCTAAAATATCATTTAGTATCAATCGTCGAATATTTTACAGCTGATTTCACAATCAGGCCAAGGTCCACCACATGCTTTACAGCAATCTGGCATCTCAAGAATTTCTTGATACGGATCATAGTAATCTTCATATTCGTTTTCATCTTCGTGTAAATCGTAATCTACATAAGGACATGATTCTCCAGGAACATAATCTTCTTCATAACCGCAAATATTGCATCTCCAAACATCATCGCAATAATCATGTTCCATCGGAAGATCACAATTCGGACAATATTCGACTTCATCGGGCCATATTCTCTTACCATCTGGTGTATCAAAAATATAAACGCGCTCTCCAAACTTTCCGTATGTAAACTGATATGAATTTCCGTCGGATCTCGTATAATTGTGTATTTTATTGCCTTCTATTCCATATTCTGAAAAATCATCGTCTATTCTTTTTCTACGGTTATTTACACTTCTACTCGTATTCTTCTTCCCAAATCCTTTTTTGTTAAATAATCCCATTTAGCTCAACCTCCGTAAACGCGCAATATGCTGATAATATAATAATACTATCTGTATCACCCATTTGCAAGAAGCAAAACCTAAAGAATTGACAAATCATAAGTCATATCCTTAGTAAGAACAGTTCCCCTTTCGTACCCGCTAAATATCACTTGTGGCCAAAAGCCCACTTTTTTCTCTTAATTATATATATTTATTATTTTTTTTATCGCATTAAATAAAGAAAAAAAGTGGGAAAGTGGGCAGTGAACCCGCAAACCATTTAAATTTCAACGTTTATAGTCTGCCCACTTTTCTAAAAAAACTGGCCAAAAGCCCACTTTTTTTGGCCAAAACTTCAAATATTTCACTATTTTCTCCAGTCAAGCCCATTTAAAAGTAGGCAGAAGCCCGTTTTTAAAAACCAAAAGTGGGCAAAAATATGCTTAAATTATCTAGCAGGACCATTTCTAAAATACTTAATCAGTATCCAAACCCACCAAATTCCTCCAGTCATAAACCCGAAAACCAGATCAAAAAGTATTCCTAAAGTCCCTCTTTTCTTATTACCTTTGCTCATCAGAACGTCTCCTTTCAAAAATATCATAGCACATGACAACATTATTTTCCACTATTTTTCATTCTCTTCAAATACATGTCCGCTGTTTCCATGCTCCAGTCCTTTTCTGATTCATACGTAAACACGTATTCAGTCCGATCACAGAATCTAACTCTGATGCAGTTCTTTCCATTAGGAAACCAGCAGTCAACGTCGTCCGTACTCTTCTTAAACCATACTTTACAAAACTCTTTGAAATTTTCAAATATCAATCTGTGCGTCAACTTTCTTCACCCCTTCGCATCTCCTATTTCCAGACTCGTCCGGTGCGCTTGTCTACCAAAGTAATACGACCTCGCAGACTAAAGCCTGAAAGGTCGCATAATGTAAATATCAAATTCAGCAGCTTTCGGAATCGTTCGTACTCACTGTCAACTTTTTGTACAGCTTCCAAGGCTGTTGGATCACTTGCCATAGAACCAGGAATTCTAATCCTTTGTGTCATGCTTAATTTTCTCCTCCACGAGTTTTACCCCGCCATACTTCCAAAGATCTTCCTCCAGCTTTTCAATATCAAGCTCTCCGGTTTGCCATTTATAATAGTAGTCCAGGACCAGTTCAGTGAATTTAGGTATCTTCTGCACATACGATTTCTGCCAGAAATGATCCATCAAGACTTCCATTGGAAGAACAAGCATCAAAGTCATAGCAGTGTTGACTGCTTCTTCCATAGCCTCTTTTTTGATTCTTAAAATATCATCTTGAATGGTGTTACGTATCAGATCATCAAGCTGCTGTTTTGTGAATTGGTATGTAGCTGTCTTTGCCTTTTTCTCTGCTCTGGCAGCTCTTCGATTTTCGGCTCTACTCATCTGAATCCTCCTTTAAAAAATAGAGCTCTAACAAAAATAAGAGCCAAGATTTTTTTCTTAGCTCTTATCGTGGTAAACCCATGCCTTGCAAAATGTTTCTTTACATTCCGGATAACTTGGCCATGCGCATTTATTGCATATAAGATCTTCACGTCCCAGATCCGGAATATCTTCTTCAAATTCCTTTATTATTGTTGTCCAAGTTCCATCTTTTTTGCGAACTGGGCAAGACATTCTTGATTGTACTTTCAAATAGAATCCCTCCTATCTAAAATATCCTTATGTTTTGATTGTATCACAAATATGAGCAAAAGTAAAAGGCCTTGTTTAAGACCTCTTACTTTTTGAAATCGAGTAACTTACGAAATCAAAATTCTGTAACGTTCGTTAAGCTCTACAAACATTTCTTTTGATGCAGGTATACTGATGCGAAATTCAATTTTGCCCTTTTCGTTCATCACGGTTTGGACAACGCTTTGAATCTTCTCAGCATACAGCATTCGTAAGCAAGTTCCAAGCTGCTTATCGTTACGTGCCAGAAAATATTCCATAGGCGTTACCTCCTTTCATAAAGGGCGTTGTAAATTTCGCGCTACAATCTAAATATCATTCGCTGATCTATTCTGACTTAGCTCAGAATCAAAACCTTCAGGATACCGTGCCTGCCGCTTTTCGATGTTCATTCTGAAAATATCATCGAGGGTATAACCAATTGCCGAAGCAGTTACAGCCAGATACCAGGCCACATCCCCAAGCTCCAGTGCAAGGTGTTTTGTATCAAAGTCATGACCCTGGAAAATGTACTTTTTGAAAATATCAAGACACTCGCCAGCCTCACCACCAAGCCCCAATAAGCCCTGAAGCGTTCTTCCAAAGAGGTCATCGGGTTGTACGTTCGTCTCCGTTCGTAAAGCATCATACTGGTATTCATTCACTGTCATATACGTGTCACCCCCTTCGATTTACTATATAACTTCTGCTCTACACAAATATAAGGACAGTTTCTCCAATCAAAATATTGATTCATGAATACTTCCTGACTTTTGCGAGCTTTGCAGCGTTTACATTTCTTGTCTCTCTGTGCGTCCGTCATTTTTTACTCCTCGTACAAAACATAAATCGAATGATCCCCGTATCTACCCATTTCGTATTGTGTCTCTAATATTTTTACATTGGGATGGCTCTTAATCCAGTTATTGAATAATAAGTCGGCTCTTTTTTTATCAGAGCCATATACCCCAAAAAATATCTTAGCTCTAATCTCTTTAATCATTTTCCTCCTCCAAAGCTTCTCTCATATAACGAAGAATCCTCTCGACGTGATCACGGGCTTTTGGACCAAGTTTCATATAATTTTTACGTTCGTCATACCATCTAAAGATTTCCATAAGATCACCTTTAGACCAACTAAATGACCACCAATCACAAATCATCTCTACAATATAATTGTAAGGCATTTCCAGAACGATCGTACCCTCGTTAGGATCGTCATTGTTTAGAATCCAATATTGCCAATGATGAGGGTTATTGTGAATATGCTGCAGCCAGGCATATTTAAAATCTTCAACAACCTTATATGAACGATTTCCTCCATAAAAATACGCATCATAAGCGTTGTACTCCTCTTTCGATGTCTTGGAATAATCGTGATCGTAGCAAATCTGCCATTCGTAATTGTACTCACCGATTAGGACATCAGGCAGGTTTTCCTGCAGCCATCCAAAGCCTTTAGCGACATTGGTTTTATGCTGATCTAAATATCTATCATATTCTACACTCATAAGTTACCTCCCTTTTTCAATATAAGACAAGAAACGAACTTGACTTTTTTGAAATATAGTTCTCTTTTTACGGAAGCTGCTATCTACTGTGTTGTACGATTTTAGGAATGAAATATCAATCGTATCAGATGTTATGGTAATCTGATCGGCGTCACCGACATAATGGAGAACCCCATCGATCATTTCAACTGATATATTAGAGTATTTTGGGCTCATTTTAACGTTGTATCCTCCAATGCAATTTCGTATTCGAATAAAGATGATTTTGGAAGTATAATATCTGAGTATGGAAGATTTCTAATCCATCTACAGAAATCTTGCCATTCATCAAGCTTATGGTCCTTTCTGGAAATATAAATCCCGGCCAAGACCTCATAATTCAGCATGACTGTCCGCTTCTGGTTATAGCTGGTCGGAAGAAGCTGAATCATCTGCCACCAATCTTCCTTTTTCTTAGAATCCAAATATAATTCTCTAGCTCCATTAAGGCGTAGTATGATTTCCTTAAAGAACTCTAATTCGTCAGAATATAAATGCTCACACGAAAAATCCTCAAGAGCAAATTCTTTATCCGCAATCTTGTGCATTGTGCTACAACTATTTGCGACCGTGCCAACCTTGTATGTGTCAAACTCCTTCCACCAATACAACGGAGCAGTAATATCAACATACACTGTGATCATACGGCGATACTTGGCGTGAACCGAACCGCCTTTAGCTAGCTGCATCATAAGATCATGATCGTTCGAACCAATATTATAGCATCCAAAATTACCTTCGTAACGCTGATCACTACAAATACATTCCCGATGACTCGAAGAACAATATCCACTATCACTTCTGTCCCAGGAATTCATGGGGTTGCGCATTCCACGAATCGCATGTTTCCAACCAATAACTTCCGTATTTTCAAACTTAATCATTTTCCGGCTCCTTTCCCCATCCGACTTCTAGATTCAACGTGTTTAGTATTTCATTACCCGCATCACAGAATTTAATTTTCACAGGGTCAACCCGACGCACACCGTTTTTAAATTCGACAATACCGTAGACCTGTCCAACTTGACCACCCGGATGACCGCCTCTTAATGGGCTTGCATTTACAACATTAGACCACTGCTCCCAAAGATGAAAATATCCAAGCTCGCCGTCAACTTCACAAAGCCTGGTTTCCCATTTAACTTCACAATTTAATCCTGGCATTTTATCTCCTCTCTCTTGAATGCTTGATTTTAACACATTTGCTTTCCGCTGGTGCAAGGTCCCATTGGCGAATATAAAGCTGAACCGCTTCATCAGCCTCTCTCTTGCTTCTGCAGCAGAACGAGCAAGTACCTGTATATCCGTTCTTATCCGTTATCTCATACACATAAATTTTCTTCATAGAATATCCTTACGTTCATCTTTAATGGTTTTTCCATTCTCTTTAGTCCATTTTGTAAATTCGCCTATAACTTCCTGAACTCTGGAATTCCATTCTTTTGAAGAAAACATTTTAAGGTCGACAATTTTCATAGGCTCTTTTGGAATGTACTTCTTGAATATCTTATGATACGTGTTATCATTCCCCATAATTTTCTTCAGGATGGCTAAAGCCAGCCCTTTCTCTTCGTCCCACTCATCATCTTCACTGCACTTGACAATAGTCTTAGTGCCATCATCCCATAGTACGATTGTAGCCGGCGGATTAAATATAACTCTATTGATTATCATTTGTTTTTCCTCCTGAATATACTCAACATAAATTGGAATAAGCAAAGAAGCATAACTTTTTATGATTAATTCGATTTCATTTCGTACTTCCTGTGGAATAGGTTTGTTGTCTCTGCTCTTAATTTTAATTTCCATCCCTAAAGGATTACAATTTGGGTAATGTTCGACTCTAAAATCGAAGCCATGCTCGGATGCTAATTTCAAAAGCTTTTCATTAAGGTTGTTTTCAAAGTACATAGCGGCACCTTCTAACTAAACATCCAGAGGATTAACTTGATTACCGCGGCAATAAACACAGCACACAAACTACCGCAGAATACCAGACACATCAAATATCCACAGTAGTAGCCAGGACTCTTTTTCTGATTCATTATTTCACACCTCCAATATCACTCAAAAAATAATTTATATCGACCAAGCATATAATCGACCCAAGTATAGGTCTTGCCATTGTCTAAAACAAACACATTAGGAAACTTCTGTTTAACCTTTCCTTTAACCACATCAGTATTATCCGGTTGAATACCATCAACCTTGAACTTTACAATTGAACCAATCTTGGTAGTTTCTCTGAGTTTCCAAACATCATATGTTGTGAAATTTCCGTTAATCATAGTCTTGTCTCCTTTCAAATGAAAACAAAAGAGACTCGGCAATAAGCCAAATCTCTTAAGTCAATTTTTAATTTCCACCGGTTTTGCGTAATTTTTCGCCAACCATAAAGAACTCTTCGTATTATTCAAAAATATCATTATCCTCAACAACACCGAGTTCCTTATCGTACTTTACAAAGATACGGTCATCGTATTCATCGTAAATTACAGCCCTTCTATCTTCCCAAAATGTGACGTGAATTCTATCCATGATAAAATTTTCATTTACCCACTGTAATATTTTATATTGAGCGATAGATTTTGCTCCCTTGATCACTGATCTTTCCATCATTCTTCTCCTCTCACTCCAAGCCCTATTTTAGCTATCATCACTAAATATTTTTTATCTTCCGTACGCAGCTTATCATACAGATCAAATCCTGTCGTTCCGTCGAAGTCATACATTACATATCCGTATTGAGTTTCGGAAATATCACCATACTCTGCTTGCATTTGAACCAATTGTCTAGATAATTCGTCGTAGCTTCTATCGGATAAAGGACTCCTATCAAACATGTAGTAGGCGATTGAGTTAAGTATTATTTTGCGCTGCAGATACTCTATTCTGGTTTTCTTATCCCATTCTTCAGGGAAACTTCTGTTCCATATTATCTGCCTTTCCGAAGTTTGCAAACTTCCTTTCATTGAATTTTCGCTTTTCCTTCAAAGCTTTACTGATTGCTAGATCGATCCCGGATCTGCTTTTTAGATGATAGTAATATAAATCTCGGAACGGAGTGTTAAGCCTGTCAATCCTTCCAGCTGCCTGCTGCATAACCTTATAGCTGTAATTCTGACTAAAGAATATAATAGTATCAGTCTTGACACAGTTCCATCCTTCAGCCCCGGCTGTATATTGGACAAGATAAATCCATCGTTTACCGGTAGGTATCGGCTGATGTTTATGACCGTTCCATTCGGCTATCTCTACATCTTCGAAATATCCAATGTTCTTCAGTATCTCAAGTTCATAATCGAAGTTGTAGAATATAATAGCCTTTGGATGCTTTTCTAGCAGTTCCAGTAACATCACAACTCTTGAATCATCTGAATTCACAATTCTTCGCAGGGTGTAGCACAAACCGCTGGCGTTCTGGATGGGTTTATTGTTGTAGATATCCCAACGATTTCTAATTACGTCCTTATACTTCGAAATATCATACTTAACGTACAGATCTTCATGATGTGCAATTGTCTCACGTTTGAAATCCATATCCACGAGAATTTTATCCCTCAATCTAATCAGCTTTCCTGTATTCAAATATCGATCAACTTTCGGGAATTTAGCAAATCTTGAATAGACTATATGTTCCCTTGAGAATTCTGAGCGGTTCTTATAGAATCCATTTGCAATGAAAATCGGAATATAATCACTCCAGGTATCACCGGGTGTAGCCGACAGTAATATCCACTGATTTTTTTTCGTAATTTGCAGGAAAGACTTTACCCATACACCCTTTCCGACTACTCGCTGCTCATCAAATATAAAGAAGGCGTTTTTGACATCCGTATACTTCGTAATATTGTTCCAACTATCTACAACAACCTTGTTCGAATATAAGTTGTCTTCTTTTTTGGTCGACAGAAGAAACGGAATCATCTCAGCTTCCCATTCAAGCGTATCTCTTTTTCTCGCAGTGGTGATGATATAAAGGTTCTTCGGCGGATCGTCCATAGGAACATATTCGTCCGTACTCAGATTTCCTCCTTCAAGCAGATAGTAATAAGCCAAAGCCGTTCTAGACTTTCCGCTACCTACTCCACCGCATAAGATGCATCCATTCTTCATTTTCCGTATAGCGTCCATTTGATAGTCTCTTAATTCAATACCAGCCATTTACTCGTCACCTCTCATGATTCTGTCGAATTCTTTGACCCATCGTCTTGTGAACCAAACATCAGAGAAGTACATTGGCGTATACCAATAATCTGAGCCATCATCCTCGTTGGTTATTGGTTCTGTCAGCGAGTTTCCTATTTTCACAAAACCGGCAACCCCAAGAAGTGAAAGTTGAATATAACACATAAGAGCCGCGATTTCGTCAATGTCCTGGGCTACCACAAGAACGTGGTTTTGATAGTTTAGGCCAATTTTTTCAAGTTTCCTCTTCGCTTCATTGATTCCAGCAATAAGTGTAGCTCCAGCGCCACAGCAACAATCGTTAATTGTCACATAACCATTCTTTTCGATTACTTGGCAAATATCATCCTCGCATACTTTCGCCATCAAGTCGCAAACGCTATAAGGTGTAAAAAATTGACCCCTTTCGGAACTTCCGAGATTAAGTTCCATGAAAATACTACCGAGAAAATCCTGAGCGGTATTATTATCCAGAGCTAAGGTCATATGCGATAAAAGTTCTGGAAACAAATACCATTCCTGTTTATTGTACTTTTTTGCAGCTCTAAAATATAATTCTTCTCGCTCTTTAAAGTGAGAATTATCCACTGAATTTGAAAATGCACATGCAGTCATTATTACAAAATCGCTCCAAACGTCAAATGCTCTATGCGTATAAGTGAGTTTGCGGAATGTACAAAGAAATTCTTTGTGATGATCGACATATTCACCCGTGTCTTTCTTCTTTTCTGGTTCGGGTTCTTCTTCTACCGGAATATAAAAGATCCGCGACGGTTTGTTACGGACTATAAACTCGTCTTTTCTCTGGGGCTTTATCCCAAACATTCTTTTCAATGTATCAAGATTAGTTTTCATTCAGTATCACCCTTTACAAACCCTTCAAACACCTTAGCCAAATATAAATCCTTTCCATTATTAATTGTAGCTTTAGGGCCAGCAAACAGAAAGAGCATAGAAATATTACTTCCCTCCATTCTTTCTTCTTTTTCGTAGTAATTCCATAGTTCGTTCTGAACTTCCGAAGTAACATTGATATGTCGACAGTCAAAGAACGTATCATCAGTAACCGGAATATCAAGCTTCTCCGCTGTCTTCTTGTAGAAGTCATACAAACTGCAATAGCATTCATCCTTCCTCAGAACAATTTCTCTACTTTTCATGATTTGTCTCCCTTCTTCAAATATCATTACTCGTAGCTGACTGCCACCACAGTTCCTTTAGGAATCCGGATCTGCTTCGTCTTAAGAATATCAGTACCGAAGAGACCGCAAATTACAGCCCATTCATACAACTTTGCTTCATCCGAATCAATAATGATGTCTTCGTTCATTGAAACTACCTTATTATTCATATCTTCCATATTTTGTCTCCTTTCAAAATATAAAGAAAAAGTAAAAGCCCCAGCTATTTTAGCCAGAGCTTTTTACTCTTTATCGAATTGTATCTTTTGAATCACGATTAGTTTACAGGATTTTTTATTTTATTTTGGGTTTCGTATACTGCAATTGAGATAGATCCCAATACATATGAGACTCCAAAAATCAATATTAATGAACCTGCTTTATTAATTATGTTTTTCATAAATATCAACTCCCTTCATTATAGAAGCTGTAAATTTTGCGTATTACTCCTGAGGCCACTCTTCCTCGGCGTATTTTTCAGCAAAGGCACTTTCTTCGATGGTCACATACATTTCTTTCAAATATCCCTTAATACCGGTGTTACCATTGATTTCCCATCTTGACGGGTTAATTTCTACATCAACATTAATAATATCTGCATAATCCAGAGATGCTATAGACTCGGCGTCTAATAAAGTCCGATTGCGTCTAGTTATCATGTACACTTTTGGTGGTCTTCCAGAATCATAATTAACTGCGACCTGAATGTAATTTGTTGGCTTGTCTCCATCTTCTCTTGGGGCTAAAACTCTTACGTTCCACCCATCTTCATTCATCTGATCAGCAATATCCGGATCCTCTATAATAACGCAGAAATTTCTGTTACCAGGCCGATTGTATCGGGTTTCTCTTCCTGAAAAGTTTCTAAACATAATTCTGGCATTCTCAATCGCCAGTGATTTCTCTCTTCTTGGTGCCATTTTTCGTTCTCCTTTTTAATTATTGTGTTTTGCAATTTTTCCTCCTGTAAATGGTGGTGAAATATAAGGCTCGTCAGAAACAAACCATTCGAAATCTCCATACTCTGCAATCGTGCTGACAGCACTATCAACAAGTTTTTCATAATAGGAAATATCAATGTCGCTCATTTTATTGAGATTTTGAACCATTTCTGATTCAAGCCATCTATACCCTTTGGTTCCAGCCACGGCATAATACTTGCCATCTTTTTCTCTGTATAGAACTCCGCCACCATGTCCAGGCTTTATTGGACAGAACTGACCGACTCTTCCTATGAAAATATAATTGTGACCCTCTGCGATCTTTTCGTTAAGTTCAGAAACTCGTTCGGCCTTGAACGGATCTTCAGGATTCTTTGGGTCTTTTAGATACTTCTCGATTTTTTCCAGCTCTTTTTCCTCAGCAGTCACATCGGGATAATCCTCGTTCATATCCAAATATAAACTACCCTGCTGGACAGACTTGGTTTCACACATGTCTTCAAAATCGACTTCCTCGCCACTAAACAGCTTCTTGAAAATATAAGGTACGGCGAACTGTGCTCCGGTAGCAGTCCATTCTCCAGCGTGCTTTCCATCTTTGTATTTCGCAATATAAACTGCATCATTAACCAGACACATTCGTTCATATGTAGCCTCATGCTCAAAGTTGTAACCGTATTCTTTACCGTAGTCCATTACAAACTGAATAATATCAGGCGTTGCATCTGGAATCTTTATGGAATCGGTCTTAATATGAGCTACAGTGAATCCACGGTTCTGGACTTCATGCTTAAGGTTGATCATAAACAGTGCACCACGCTTGGCCACGATGTTGTCTATATTTCGCGGGTCTCTAAATGGATTTTCGAATCTAGCAGATGTAAGACCATATACGGAGTTGATAGCTATCTTTAAAGCTGATGCTAGATCCGACGCGGCGTTTTCATCATCGAGATACTTAGCAAGTTTTCCACCCAGCATTTTTCTAGCCTTATCGAAATCCTTATGTTTAATTGCAATTCGTGCATCAAGAATTTCTTTGAAACGCTGAGTGTACTCAGATCCGAATAAATCCTCAGCCACTATGCTGCTCGGATGCATCGAAGCAATATCAAGCAAAGCTACATTTCCATACATGCCGGGTTCAGCATAGACATATCCGCCTTCACCAACCTCTTCCCCGCGGTAAATTGACTTGCCCATTTCAAACTTATAACCAGGAAATATTGGTTTACCGTTTTTAAAGACTGTGAATTCCATGTCGCAGTCCAAGGTTGGAAATGACGCTGTATGTACACCCTTTTCACATTCACCCATGTCACGGTAGTTAAACTGATCCTGAGGGTGTCGATTCTTTCCAAATATAATTCTAGTGGTCAGACTGTTGGTCGTATCGTTTACTGTCATACCTGCCACATCAGCCAGAATCATTCTTGCTAAGAAATCGGATTTTCTCGCATTGAACACGGCCTCGGTCGCAATTACGTCGTTATCACAATACTCAGCAACCTCAATCCAGCGTTCTTCAGGAACTGGTTGATCCCAAGGCAATCCCAGCTCCTGATGATGTATTCCAAGCTCAATCTCGAACTTCTTCAAAGATTGTTTCTTGGAGCTGAAATCAAGCACATCCGTATAGGAAATGTTATAAGCTTCTCCAAAGAAGCAATCAGGTTTTCCACTTATGATTTTCTGCGAAAGTCTGTACAATTGCTCATTTGTATACCCCATCAATCTGGCATACAAAATATGATTGTCATATCGCCTGCAGTTAAAGCCGACAAGTTTGAATTGCATAAGCTCTTCGATTTCAGCAGACGTAGGATTGATCATTCGCACAACAGGTTTTCCTTCACCTTCAATTTTCCAGTTAACTAAAAACAGATTCGGGAAAACTTCAACATCGTAAAAGACCAGCTTATCGTCTTCTGAAATATCATTGCCGGCTACAGACGGTTCGTCTGATTTGAACTTCATTTTGTTCACAAGCTTAATACAGTAATCGGATTGGTGAGTGCTGTCAGCCGCAAAAGCCAGAACCGCACCTCTCATGTCGGTGACGTCATAATTCAACCCGCTTGCATAAGCGTCCTCTAATATCTTGTGAATAAAGTCAATACTTGGTTTTGTACCCGGATGGATCTCTTTGTTGAGATTCCTCTTGATCAGTGTACGCAACCCTTTCTCGCTCTTCACAGATTCAAAATTTACCATTTTATTGTCTCCTTTCATCGGCAAACCTGAACTTATAGTTGCGATTGATAAATCGTTACACTTTGTTAATTTTCTTCTGAGAGAACTTTTACCAGTAAATATCTTAATTTCTATATGGTCGGAATAGGTTCTGCTAAGCTGTTTAGCATCTCCTGCATAAATATAATGTAAATGAATTCCGGCTCCACTCTTGCTTAGCTCAGCATAAGTAGGCGGCCACTTGCTTGCGGCTTCGAGATTTCGTTCGTACGATTTGTTTCCGTCCTCGTCCGGAATATCAAAGTCAATTACAATATGATTCTCCGGAACCTTGACATAATGGATTTTTGACGTGTCCAAATCGGATAATTTCGTTGTAACTTTATCCCACGACTCCTTTGGAGTTTCTTTTGAAGTTGCATATTGAGCCGGATACTCCGCAGCTAAAATATCAAAGACTGACTGTTGTTTCTTTAAATTAATAGTGTGTTCTTCAATTAGCTCTTCTTCTGGCTCCTTTTCTTCGAACTTATCCACCCTGAAACCAATATAGTAACTCCGAACTCTCTGCCCATCGTCAAGATTAAAGCGATCTGTATAGTCTCGGAAATAGTTTTTAAGTTCTTCTTTGAATGCTCGCTTCGAATAAGGATATGCTACTTTTGCGTCATCGCAATAGGTCTTATACATCTCCCATGCAGCTTTCAAAGTGACGCCATCATCTTTCTTAAAAATATGATAGGAATCCACAACGAAATTATAGAAGTCGTTAGAAGCCCCGAGCATAGCTGTTGGAATATAATGATCATAAGCGCTCGGGTTCGCAAGATATACCTCTTTACAATGGTATGCAATTGCACCAAGTTCAAATTCAATCTGTTTCATGGCTTTGTCATATTCCCTTTGGCTGAGCTTATCCCCAGATGGCGAAATATCAATGAGTCTTCTAATTAAGCCTGATTTACCGTCCGTTATCCTTACCGGTTTATTAGTTCCCATAAACAGGAAAGCCTTGAATCTGTTAGAATATGTTGACCTGAATTTTTCGTTTACCGTCATCAATTCATGAGATACAAGGCTATTTAATCTCGTGTTGTCTTCGATTCTAGATAAATCTCCATCATGCTGAATGGCTACCAGAGGATTACTCCTGAAGGCTTCCAGAGCAAATGCATTACTTGTGCTTCCGAGGGCTTTCGCGTCAAACACGGAATAATATCCGGCGAATAGTTGCTGAATGATGTTCAGAACAGTTGATTTACCAGTACCTGCCGCTCCGTATAAGACTACAAATTTTTGAATCTTCTTTGAATCACCTGTTACAATAGAACCTATAGCCCATTCGAGCTTATGGCGTTCTTCTTCAGAATATAAAGTAGAAATCAATTTTTCATAAGCTGGAAAATTACCGGGCTCAAGTGGGTAACTCAATTTCTTACTTGCATAATCTTTTTTTGTCGTAACAGTGTTTGAGAATATCAATTGCTCGTCCAGCATGTAGAAAGAGTCTCGCATTTGCTTTTGACAATATTTATGCCAGCTATCGATCATACCAGTTTCCGCATCCCACATATGCAAAATTCTTACGCTTCCTTCGAAGCTATTCTTATGTTCCTCTGCGTAAATATCAAGTTCTCGATCAATAAGCTGTAGAGCATCTTGTTCATCCGTAGACCATATTCCCAGCTCTTCCAACCAAATCGCATAAAAATCTCCTCCTCGTATCATCAAATCCTGAGATTTCTTAAGAACAAATTTTGGATAAATTTCAATGGATCCACGCTTTGAGGAGCGTGTCGAAACCATTAAAAAATCAAGCATTTCAATCACTACTCCTTTTCTTTAAATATCATTGCCGACCCTCCAGAATCTCATCAAGATACCACATCATCTGATACCAAATTTCAACTTTTCTCAGGTCCTTATTACAGCGTTCAAATGTGAATAGTCCTCCAGTTCCATTTGGAGCATAATTTCTTCGCATGAAACGTTCGATAACTTTGTCGACGTAGATTTTATCAAAATTATCATCATCCATGTCTCCGAGTCCGAGATTGACAATCATTGTCCAAAACCATTTTCCAGTCCTGTTTCCAATATCCGGGTCATCCATAAGTTCTTCACTCCTGGACGCCAAAGCAATCATCATCTCAAGTACACTACACGGCTTATTTTGTGATAATCGTGATGCGGTATCAGAAGAATATCCTTTTTCATATCCAAATCTGTATCTGAGATTTACTCCATCTTCGGCTCGATTTTCGTCCATCTCTAAAATATAATAGAAATCTATTTGATGTAATCGTACAAGAAGCCTATGATAAGACAGTCTTTTCGAGTATTTCTTATCGTAGATAAGCTCACACAACCAGTCAAAATACTCGTTGACCAAAATATCACGCATACTTACTCCTCCCGATTAAAATGAGCTTTAGTTTTGAGAATTTCATCATACTTCTCGCTATTCCAAAGAATTTCATAGTCACACTTCTTACTATCGTTTCGCACAAAGACTGAATCATCCTCGTATTTACCAAAGGTACAGAGCGAGTCAAAACCTACAGTGTTCTCGATGTCCTCTACGACTTCATAGTGATCATCGGTAAGAACCCCTTCATTTCCAAAATATGTAAGACTGATTTGTTCATAGTCTTCGTACTCACCATATTCTTCTGGCGCGATAACATAAGATCTGTCCCGTTCTTCTTTTGACGATGTATTTATCGTGGAATAGTTCGTATATCCCTCGTCGTTCAGCTTTGTGGTATATTCAATAACATTAGGCTTCTCTTTGTTTTTGTCTATATTAGTTCTTGCTTCTGGATTTTTTTCTATCGAAATTTTTTCTTCAGAAACATCACTATCTTTTGACCTTTGATTGAAATATGACCTGGTTTCCTCAATTTCTTTCTTGATGATCTCTTCACTTTTTTTCTCATACATTTTCCAGCCAATTGCAGATCCGATAGTAAAACCGATTGCGAAAGCTGCTATATACTTAATGGAATCCATCTTTCTTCCCCTCTCTTTCTTCAAATTTGATTGTTAGCACTGTAAAAGCTAAGCCTCCAAATAGCATAGATATGCTGATCAGCATACCTCCAGCTATATGCCTTTTTCTTTCGGTGCCTATTGCCTCGTCTATTATCGACAAAACATCAATAATGTTTTCCATTGCTATTTCCCCCAATCAGAAAGAAAAGCAAGTCCCTGCACAAAGCATACGCCTGCCAATGCTGATAAAATATAACCTGCAGTCATTGTTATAGTGTTGTTCATGATTTTCCCTCCTTCACATGAGTTGTCGAACGAGCTTGGCCCATTCTTCTGAATCAGGCGGACAATATTTTGGAGCAATCGTTTCGGGCGTAGTAAGTCCTTGCGCGAAATAATTTTCCGCAAGATTCGAAACAAAAGCTTCCACTCCTTCTTCGATTGTTCCATACGTGATAGGTCCGGTTTTAGACATCATTCCGCCCGGATTATTCTGACATAAATATGGTTTAGATGTGAAATGACCAGTTTCTAATTTTGATATAGCCAAAGGTATTTCATCCGAAATTCCGTGAGACTTGCAAGTGATCGAGATCATTTCCTCAATAGTAAGTTGGCCGACTTTTTCAACAGGCTTTGAATATTCCAAAAACGTCTGCTTTTCTGTAATATAAGTAGTTGTTTGCTCAGCATTTGAAGGATTTTCAAAGCCATAAAATATTGTTCCAAACATAACCATTGCGGTAATGCTTAAAACGCTTACAATCTTTTTCATAGTCATCTCCTTTATGAAAACCCTACCATCAGATTTTAAATATCCAAGGGTAGTTTAGTAAATCCTGCGATATGTTCCCCGTCCCAATATCGTTCAATCCTCTTGCTCACATATTACTCCATACATCTCCGTCAACGTTGAAATCTAATAAAATTACAGGCTCATATCCATTAACAAAATCTCTAACAACAGCTCGATTAACGTCGTAGATACCGAAATCAACGAAATTATCACCAACGGGGTTTTCTTCGTCGTAAACCCAACCTACAACCTGACCAGCTTTGCTTTTTGGAATGCCGAGCATTTCATATACATCATTCAGAAACAGACGTTTCTCTAAACGCAATTTATCGTTGGCATAACTCTGAATCTGCTTTAGGAACATAAGGTTATATTCCGGATTCTTTTCCCAGTAAGGAGAAGACGCATCAAAGAATCTTGCGTAATCGCTGTAAGCAGATGGATCATCAACCACCTGAATATCTTTTTTAACTTTTTTTGCCTTACCGTTTTCGTCCGTAATCTTTTCTTCAACTTTCTCAGATTTAAGACCATATCGAAATTCCTTATCAGCATCCTCGCCAAGCTTAGCGGTAACACGATCGCGATACTTCTTAAATGTGCTGTCCACAGTCTTATAAGCTGCAGCCAGTGCTACATTTCTTTTACGCAGAATATGATTGGAAGTCAGTAGGCTTACGATCGACAAAGATCCTAAAGCCACCGAAGGAGCATATAATTTAACGACTTTTACACCAGTCTGAACATATGTGATCGCCAAATCTTTTTTCGCATCTTCCTCGCTATAATTTTCAGCGAGTTCTTTATTTGTTTCACATTCGTGAATCTTATCAACGGTTTCCTTTGTTTCTTCCAGAATTCCGTTAAGCTTAGTGGTCGCTTTACAAGCCATAATACCGCTTGCTACCACTCCGATGACCCCAGCAACAGCCAGAATCTCTGGACTATGCTTCATTGTCTGAAATTTAATATTGCTCCAAGTTTCTTTAATTTTAACTTTCATGATTATCTATTCTCCTTTTCTCTTAGATGGTTTACTAAATAATTTGCGTACCAAATGGCTTTTTCTAAATCTTGAACGCCGTTCTTTTTCTTCCAACGGCAAACGTATTTCAAAATATTAGCCGTGCATACAGCTTCGATACCGGTTAAATCCTCGGTAAAAGCTTCGATTACGCAAATAGTCTCCAAACCATATTTCGTCTGGTAATGCACAGGATGTGAAACAGGATCGCCCACCATTTTTGCAATCCTTTCCACGCCATTTAGCATTTCTCTTGTTGTGGTTTTTTCCATACTATCCTCCATTAATCAAACGGTTTAGCCCTCGGTAATTTTAAAAGATAACCGCCGTCTCTTTCTCTTACAATTGTTGCGCTTCTAAGATCCGTCCAGCCATATTTATTGTCAGTGTAATCACCAGAATATCCGATCATTTCATACAAGTCAGCAACTCGAACAGCATCGTAGTGTTTAATGTAGTCTTCCATTCTATTTAGAACTTCATTTGCTTCAGCTCTGCTTGGAAATATCAAGTCGTCATATGTGCGAATTGATCTATCATTTGGACGTATATCATTACGACGTCCGTTTATTTTGTCATAGTATTTAACATAAGACGGCTTTGATGATATCCTAGAACTTTCTCTCGAACGTCCTGTTTCTCCGTAGAAAAGCATATTGACGGTATCTAGAATTCCGGATTTGATCATCGGAATAACCACGTCGTATAAAATATACTGCTTCACATTTACGATATCCTCGTAAAGAAAAACATCCGCAAATTTACGAATCTCGCTCTTTTTCTTTTGCTTGACAGGGCCAACGACAATTTTTTCAGTTTTCCCTTCAGGTTTAGAATCGGTAGAAGCTAATTCGCGAGATTTATGAGAATTGGCTTTATAATTTTCCAAATCGTTTCTCCTTTCAATACACTATTTTTAAAGATCCTGGCAGCGTAATTTTCGCGCTAGGCTGCCGGTTATTCTTTTTCTTAAACTGATACGCCAGGTTACTTCTTGCTTTGCGCTCAGATGAAGCATAGGTCTTCGCTTTCCAATTTCTTACTACGCAAATATCAAATTCCATAACCGGTCCTTCGTACGAATAGTAATTCATAATACGCTCCCTTCTTGAAAAGAAAAAGAGAAAGCACCTTGTTATCGGTACTTTCCCTCATAAGAATATCTTTTTCTTATTTGTCTTCGAAATCATCAACTTTTACGACATCGAAATCTCTTCGTCGGCTACTACAACGTCCTTTTCCTGTTTTCTGGCCTTGACCTTAGCGATTACGTTCTTGGTAACCGGTTTTACCATGAATTCGTAAGCTACTACACTTACGACTGCCGTTAAACCGATACCAGCTACTTTTCCTAAAGTCTTGCTTCCAGTCTTCACGATTTCCTCTGCTGCTGTCTCCATAACTTCTTCATTCATCATGTCATTAAATTCCATCTTTTTTCTCCTTTCAAATATAGAAAATTCAAGTTTATTCTTCATTATAGAAGCTGTAATTTTCGCGTATTATACACAACACGAAAAGTCGTATCCAGGCGCTACAGTGTAATCCATAACGAGACAAGGTGTATCGTCCTCAGCCAGCTGACTGCTAAACTCCAGTTCAACATATCCGTCGTCAATATGCCAACCGAGCAGATCACCCATTTTAGTTGGCTTAAGTCCTATTTCATAATAGAACTCGTTGAGTGAAATATAATTCTCTTCACGCATAATTTTGTTGATGGTGTTCTCGGCTTTTCTAAGCTTTTCGATATCTGATTTGAAATATCTTCCAGAAACTGCATCATAGCATAGAACATTGCCTTTGTCCGTTATTATTACCTCATTTTTGGATATCGGATTGCGTTCAATGAGTTCTTTTGCGACAGCATCGCGAATATCCTGCTCTTTCTTTTCGCCAACAGTTTCGATGACTTTGGACTTGTACTCTTTTAAAGCTGTCTCCGACAAGGTGTATGCCGTAGCCAAAGCTGCATTACGTTTGGCGTTTACCGAACTTGCACCAATAATACATGTGGTAGACAAAATACCTGTTATGGCCGCCGGTATATAACACTTCCACGTTGTAGCTACAATATCTTTTTTAGTCAGCTTTTCACGGCTTTTCTGCTTCTTGTCTTCGATCAAACGAATTGCTTTTGGCGTTGCTCTAACGGCTAAGACTGTGGTAGTAAACATTCCGGCTACGCCGATACCAACAAGAATATCTGGACTGTGCTTAGATAAAGTGAGCTTTGTCCGATTTAAAAAATCGCTTTTCATAAATATAAAAACTCCTTTCCAAAAGAAAAGAGTCCATGTACGGACTCCGTTTCTTATTTTTCTTTCGCTAATGCTTCTGCAACCATTTGTGCAACTTTGATCTCCAGCTGCTTATCGTTCGCCCAGTTTCCCACGAGTGTTGCTCCCATGCCAACTGCGCTTGCCATAATACTTACGATCTTAATTACATTACTGTTCATAAAGTCATTACCTCCTTTTCACTATATAAGCTGTAATTTTCGCGACCTAATAATCCATGTAATCTGATGTCGGAGGGAACGGATAGTATATCGCGTAGTATTCCCTGCCGTCTTTAGTGGTCATCGGTTCATGTCCGAAGTCGATCCATTGATAGCCGTAAAAAGCGCAGCCGGATCCAATTGACCAACCAAGACTATCGCCATCTTCTGTTGTCTCAAGTCCGAGGAATTGGTAAAATTCGTTCAGCTCATTATAACCTCTCAGTACAAAATTTCGATTTAAATGGTATTCAGCATTCCGAACCTCTTCGATAGTTGATTCAAAGAATTCATCCCGAAATGGCTCGTAGAACAGCGTTTTACCAGGTGTCACTTGAATATCATTTCCTTCAAGCTTGTCGTTGACGATTTCGTTGCGAATCTTGAAATCTACCTCGTCACCATAAAGCTCTTTGACCTTATTACGGTACTGCTTATAAGATCTATCAAGCATCATGTATGCGCTGGACAATGCGGCTTGGTTTCTCTTATTCAGTACATTTGCTCCAAAAATACAGGCGATCGTGGACATACCCATCGCGGCTGCAGGAATATAAACAGGACCTGCAGTCTTGACCACTTCCAGCTTAGTAAGGTCTTCGCCTTTTACGTCCGTAGCCGTCTTGATCAGCTCCATCGCCTTCGGAGTAGCCTTGACAGCCATAATTGACGTGGCGATTACTCCTGCAGCGCCAAGACAGGTCAAAAAAGTTGATCCGTGATTATGGATGCACTTGCCTGCCCCATATCGAAGGTTCCTTATCAATTCATTTCCTTTCATAGTGTCTCCTTTCATTTTCTCAAATATAAAAAGAAAAGAGCCTTTGTTAAGACTCTTTCTTCTCAGTTTTATCCAGGTTGCGATACTTACGAACCGCCCATTTAGCGCCTCTATAAATCAAGTACCAGGTCCCCAGCTCTAATGCCAATCCGCCGATTCCGGCTAAGGTAATCAACTGTCTAAGTTCCTTTTCACCCATCATTATAGCGCCCATATGTTCTGTATTCATAATTTTACCTCCTCAATATGTTCTTCACATAAGAGGTTGTAAATTTCGCGCTAAATATCACGCCGGTCAAAGACCGTTTCCCAGCGTTCTCTTCTTAACGGCTTCATCCGCAGCGCCCACATGAGCTGTCGAACAGTGACCGTGGGATATATACCATCGTCGTCACATTCCGCAGCACGCTGGTCAAAATAATCTTTGAATTTAGGATGTAGATAGATTATATCTTTAAGATTCTTGTCGACTTCTCCCCATCCGGTTGTCTTTTTCGTTGGATCGTAATACTGCTGAATAACAGCAAGACCTTTCTTTTTTATTTTATATAGTGTGCACCAGTCATAAACCGGGTGTTCTTTACAAAAATATCTTTCTCCGTACATGTCTGTGGCAATGTTGTTGTCGTCATGGTGATAACGCATTTTCTAACTCCTTTCTATAAAGATAAAAACGAAGAGCGCATGTTTTCTACGCTCTTTCGCCTTCGATTAACTTTTTATTTGGATCTCCATTTTGGTAAGATTCCTCTGAATGTTGTTGACGTATAGCTTCCAGTCTCTTCGAACTTGAACCCTTTATTCAGAAACCATATTTGAAGCGCCAACGGCAGAACAATACCCGCAACGTCAACTCCAAGCTTGATATATCGATCTTTGACCTGATCGTCTGTCTGAGCTTTCTGGCGTTCAAATCGCTCAGAATACTCCCATTCGTTCTTAGTCTCTTCAATTCTCAATTTATAGAGTTTTGTTAGATTATCAACTGCCTTAACGTGTTCATCCGTTCCTGGGGATAAAGTTTTCAATCTCAAAATCTGACTTTGAATCTCTTCCGCCAACAAGTTTCCAATAGTTTTCTCTTCCATTTTGTTCTCCTTTCAAATAAGTGTCTCATATAAGGAATTGTTATTTCCGCGGAAATGGCTTCGTATCTACTTCGAGGTATACACACTTCTTTTTACGCACTTCGTCTAAGTCTTTCGACAAATGTAAAAAGATGTACGGTTCGCTGTAAGAATCTGCACTATCAATATGAAGCTTTCCGCATACCTGTTTAGAAAATATAAAAACATTTGTAATAAAACAGCCTGCTACCATTCCTAAAATCGTGCAACACAGTAATTCCATTTTTCTCCTTTCTGAAAAAGATTTCCCAAAATTCTCACCCGGGGTAATTTTTCACACTATTAAAATATCAGATATATCCGTCACCTGCGTGCGGATAGTGTCGAGGAAAAAGAAAAGAAACGAATGACTTCAGGGTCGGCCCGTCGAAAACCGTTGCCCGGTAGGTATAGAATTGTCTATACGCCTTCGCGTCTTACCGTTGGATTTCCACCAACATCTATCCATTCGTTTCATTATATAAGCTGTAAATTTCGCGTAAAAAGAAAGAGCCCTTGTTAGGACTCAATCTTTAAATAAGACTATTAATTTCGCGTATAATTCAAAGCCCAGAAAAACTTTCGGTATCTGTCATAATACGTATCCCGACTACACGGCATCTCATGACAGTGCCTCAGACATTCGTAAGAAATACCCTCAGTAACTCCTTTGAGAATATAACTCGACAAATCTGGATCTGCTTTCTCCGCAGCATCTTCTACCAATTTCATACGGTCAGAATAGTATATCATGGCCTCTACGCATTTAGCCGTTGGGTCACTAATGCTATTCTTTGAAGTTATTGCTGAAAAATCTACTGGTCTCCTGCTCAGGCTATCGAGATGACTGTATGCTTTCCTCCAAATTGGATACTGCAGACAGAAGTGTTTAAGCTCATAGTACCGATGTTTTTCAATCCAATATTTGTTTTTCACGGATAGCTCTGGTCTGATAACGGTCCCCATTAATCTTTTTCTCCTTTCCATAAATAGCCAGTTTCTTCGTATAACTTCTTTGGCGAAATATAAAAGTTTATTCGACCATACTTTGAATTAATATCCTCTACTCTCGTTATTAATTTTCCATTTCGAGTAGCGGTTCCAATTGGGAGCCATCCTGAAATAATACCTGCTCGAACCCATGATGCATCCTTTCCATAAATTCGCGCTACAACGGCTACCGGAACAGATCCCTTTGTAAATGTGATTTTTTCGTCCAACATAATGTACCTCCTTCGTAGCACATCTTATCACGTTTAATTAGAATCCGTACAATATAAGTCGGTGGTAAAACGCGAAAAAAAAAGAGAAAGAGCCTTTGTATTGGCTCAAACTCCTTTAGATGAAACTGTTACATGCTTCTTTCAGTTGGGTGTTCCTTTCAATTTCTCTTTTCACTTTCTTCCAATCTTTTGAAGCTGCTTCAATAGTCACATTCCATTGGTCTTCATAGTCTATGTGCGTCCGATTCATTCCGCTGACTCTTACGCCCAGAACTGCTAAAACCCGCAATACTGTTACCAATTTGCTTTCATATACATTGAAAGAATGTTTTTTTGTAAAAATATTCATAGTGTTTCCTCCTTAAAATTCACGATAGTTTCTTCATATAAGAAGCTGTAATTTTCGCGTACGCCATTGGCACATTACGGCTTCGCATGGGTAATTCTCATAACCAAGGGTATCTGACGTAATCAATCCTTCTATAACACCCTTAATTAATTCAGCCTCGTATTGCTTGTATGGGAAGATTAGATCTGGAATTTCACGATGCATACTTTCACATCCACTGCAACGGAATCGTCGAAGCCAAATATAAAATGTTTCCCGATTCTTCGTCCGTACAATTCTTTGGACCCTATCATAGTATCGTAATTGACTGCCACAATTTGGACAGCAAGTCTGGTTCATAACTATCATGATGTACCTCGTCTCTAATCTGGTCTAATTTAGATTAGTCTAGCTTGATGATAAATTTCAATTCTTTCTTGAAAATGTAGGAGTTGACAAATCCTACACTATCATATATTATTAAGAACATCAATAGAAAGGAGTGAGAAAATGCTAATCAAATGTCCTGAATGCGAACTGCAGGTAAGTGACAAGGCTCTATCCTGCCCTCATTGCGGCTATCCTATGAAGCCCGAAACCGCAGTTGCGAAGAAAAGGAGATCTACCAACAAAAGACGCCGGCTACCAAATGGTTTTGGTCAAATCAGTGAGATTAAGGGTAAGAATTTAAGAAATCCATATAGGGTCATGATAACAGTCGGAAAAGACCCATTTGGTAAACCAGTTTCAAAATTACTAAAGCCACAAGCCTATTTCGAAACTTATAACGAGGCTTATGCCGCTTTGGTTGAGTATCATAAAAATCCATATGATTTTGATGTGAATATGACCGTAAAAGACTTATACGAGAAATGGAGTGAACAGCATTACAAAAAAATCGAGTATTCGACGATTAGAACATTTAAGGCAGCCTGGTCATACTGTAACTCAATTTATAATATTCCGGTTCGCGATCTTCGTGCAAGACATATAAAATATTGTATAGATGAAGGTGCTATCGTAAATAATGGCGAAATACGTACCCCATCTGCGATAACCAAGTCTAAAATAAAATCTCTTTTGAACATGATGCTGGATTATGCATTAGAGTACGAACTTGTAGAAAAGAATTATGCAAGAACTTTTTCTCTCGATAAAGAGATAGCTGATGCTGCAAAAGAAGTTCATAATAAGCACATAATATTTACGCCTGAAGAAATGGACATTCTTTGGCGCAACACAGAAACGTCAAAATATGCTTGTATGACCTTGATACAATGCTATTCCGGATGGAGGCCTCAAGAGTTATGCACAATAAAACTCGAAGATGTTAATTTAGAAAGTTGGACATTTACAGGTGGAATGAAAACTGATGCTGGAAAACGAAGAACAATACCTATACACACGAAAATAAGACCGCTGGTTAAAAAATTCTATAAAGAATCAGCAAATCTCGAAAACGATTATTTGTTTACCTATGTAGAAGGGAATGATAAAAATAATACAATGACGTATAGCAAATTTTCTTATCGATTTGGAATAATGATAAAAGAATTAGACTTGAATCCAGAGCATAAACCGCATGATGGTCGAAAGCATTTTATCACTATGGCCAAAAAGAATAAGGTCGATGAATATGCTTTGAAAAATATAGTTGGCCACGAAATAAACGATATAACTGAAGCTATCTATACAGAAAGGGAATTTTCATGGTTGCAAGAAGAAATAGAAAAAGTGTAA